ATTGACTCGGGGTGCAGTTGTTCGCCATCGCATAGATGGTTTAGAAAATTTCGCAATGATAAAGAGCATCAAAAAGGCTGTTCGCCATCGCATAGATGGTTTAGAAATTGTATGTCGAGAGGGCGACAGCTATACAATAGTTCGCCATCGCATAGATGGTTTAGAAAGATGCCGAGATTGACGCAAAAGTAGCGGCTCGGTTCGCCATCGCATAGATGGTTTAGAAACCTGCATGAACTAAGGCATCTTGCAGCCCTTTGTTCGCCATCGCATAGATGGTTTAGAAATGTGGTCGCTGTGTAGATATTGTACTTTTGCAGTTCGCCATCGCATAGATGGTTTAGAAAATTGTCACCGCCTAATCTTGCAATTTCGCGCTGTTCGCCATCGCATAGATGGTTTAGAAATGTGGCTCTGTCGTGTCTGTATCGGTTTTATCGTTCGCCATCGCATAGATGGTTTAGAAATATCAATGCACCTGGTCCACAACTGCCAGCAAGTTCGCCATCGCATAGATGGTTTAGAAAAATGGCGATTTACAAGAGATGCTTTGTTTGCCGTTCGCCATCGCATAGATGGTTTAGAAAAAACGCGGTCATACGCAACTTACGCAATCAGAGTTCGCCATCGCATAGATGGTTTAGAAATTTGATATCGTTTCGGGTCGTGCGTTATCCGCGTTCGCCATCGCATAGATGGTTTAGAAAAAAGATAGCGGTCAAGTTGGCAATATCACTGTGTTCGCCATCGCATAGATGGTTTAGAAAAGTTAAAGGCGGACATTGAGCAGATACTAGGCGTTCGCCATCGCATAGATGGTTTAGAAATAAAAATCCATAGCCACTACGACAATAACATTGTTCGCCATCGCATAGATGGTTTAGAAATTCGCTTGCCTTCAAAACGCTCACGCATTTCTGTTCGCCATCGCATAGATGGTTTAGAAAAAGACAGCCCAAAACTTAACTGGCTTGCCTATGTTCGCCATCGCATAGATGGTTTAGAAATTAGGCGGTGCAGGGTTGTATATTGGCACTAAGTTCGCCATCGCATAGATGGTTTAGAAAATAAAGCATCGCCGAAGCGACAAGTTGCCCCTGTTCGCCATCGCATAGATGGTTTAGAAAATTGCCGCCAGTATAAATAAGTATTGCTTGGCGTTCGCCATCGCATAGATGGTTTAGAAAGTTATCGGATTTCCCGTTTGCGGTGTCATCGCGTTCGCCATCGCATAGATGGTTTAGAAATAAGCCGCTATATTGCTCGTATTTATTAAGATGTTCGCCATCGCATAGATGGTTTAGAAATGCCAGCTACAAAGAAATAAATGGCAAGCAATGTTCGCCATCGCATAGATGGTTTAGAAAAATCACGAATTAATAAAGACACTTCATTAAGAGTTCGCCATCGCATAGATGGTTTAGAAAAATGGCATCGCCTAGGCTTTTCATTGCACCTTGTTCGCCATCGCATAGATGGTTTAGAAATAATCTTGTGCTTGCTGCGGCTGCAACACCGCGTTCGCCATCGCATAGATGGTTTAGAAATAGAGTATTATTATACTATTAGTACAATAATAGTTCGCCATCGCATAGATGGTTTAGAAATAAGGGGAATGTCCGACAGTTGCCAGTCTTAAGTTCGCCATCGCATAGATGGTTTAGAAAGCAATTATCCGCTTGAGGATACTTATGTATCGGTTCGCCATCGCATAGATGGTTTAGAAAATCATCATTGTGAAACTCACAAGCCGTTGAGAGTTCGCCATCGCATAGATGGTTTAGAAAATCTGCATCGGGCTGATAATTAGTAATTTTTGGTTCGCCATCGCATAGATGGTTTAGAAAATCTTGCTTATGAATGGCATCAACCCGGCATTGTTCGCCATCGCATAGATGGTTTAGAAAGTAAGCCATTAAAAGCATCCAATGCCGCCTTTCGTTCGCCATCGCATAGATGGTTTAGAAAGTAATGAGCTTTTTCTCGGACTGGATTAAATAGTTCGCCATCGCATAGATGGTTTAGAAAAATCCCCACTACTGCGGTGACAATCTCAAGCAGTTCGCCATCGCATAGATGGTTTAGAAAAGCCGCCAGCGACACCCCTTATAAAAATATGCGTTCGCCATCGCATAGATGGTTTAGAAAAAAATAAGTATATTGTGAGGTACAGTAATTAGGTTCGCCATCGCATAGATGGTTTAGAAAATCCAATCCGCGATGATGCGCTCTTGCTCATCGTTCGCCATCGCATAGATGGTTTAGAAAATTTGCTTTTGCAGTGAGTTGCGCAGCTGAAAGTTCGCCATCGCATAGATGGTTTAGAAACACGTTCGCCGATTATGCCCAGATGTACCTGGGTTCGCCATCGCATAGATGGTTTAGAAAGCAAATTAAAAGCGGGTGATAAACTGGGGTCGGTTCGCCATCGCATAGATGGTTTAGAAAATTCACATCAACAAAACCTCCATCGCTAGCAAGTTCGCCATCGCATAGATGGTTTAGAAAGCGCTGGGTACGTGCATGGTCAAGAGTACGTCGTTCGCCATCGCATAGATGGTTTAGAAAATTAGAGGACTCATTAGATGAGGGCATAATAAGTTCGCCATCGCATAGATGGTTTAGAAACCAATAACAAGTAGTTTCAAACTTTTTGCTTTGTTCGCCATCGCATAGATGGTTTAGAAAAACCGCCTGCACTAGCGGCATAAGCGAGGGGAGTTCGCCATCGCATAGATGGTTTAGAAATATCAAGCGCAACATCAGCAGAGCCTTCATTTGTTCGCCATCGCATAGATGGTTTAGAAATTAAATGGGACATGGTTTTTTTTGATAGGAATGTTCGCCATCGCATAGATGGTTTAGAAATTAAATGGGACATGGTTTTTTTTGATAGGAATGTTCGCCATCGCATAGATGGTTTAGAAAAATCGAAAAAATCAGTTAATTTAGTGATAATAGTTCGCCATCGCATAGATGGTTTAGAAATTAGATAATATTTCGGGCGCCATGGACGATGCGTTCGCCATCGCATAGATGGTTTAGAAAATTCCCCCATAATTGCAACGCCTAGTTTTTGTGTTCGCCATCGCATAGATGGTTTAGAAACTCATCAGGTGCAAGCGACTTTGATAACTCATGTTCGCCATCGCATAGATGGTTTAGAAACGCTGCATCCAAGACAATCGGATTAGTATTGGGTTCGCCATCGCATAGATGGTTTAGAAATAGGTCAACGTGATACCGTCGAAGATGCGATCGTTCGCCATCGCATAGATGGTTTAGAAATACAAAGCCTTGATGACGCAATCAACACCGCAGTTCGCCATCGCATAGATGGTTTAGAAAAAACGGCTCCGAGGTGAATTTATTTTACATCCGTTCGCCATCGCATAGATGGTTTAGAAAATTGACGCTGGAATTCATTCGGATTACCGCTTGTTCGCCATCGCATAGATGGTTTAGAAAGTGGGCGATTTATCAGATGATATTATACGAGGGTTCGCCATCGCATAGATGGTTTAGAAATCAAGGCGAAGAAACTGACGAAGGTTTATCTGGTTCGCCATCGCATAGATGGTTTAGAAAATCATAGGCTTGGGCAACATCGGTATTAAAGAGTTCGCCATCGCATAGATGGTTTAGAAAATCGACAAAAACGTTGTAGTTTTTGAGGACGGGTTCGCCATCGCATAGATGGTTTAGAAATGTCAATTCGCGCATTTCTTCGTCATAGATATGTTCGCCATCGCATAGATGGTTTAGAAATAACATCAGCATTGGAGTTAAAAGCATGAACTGTTCGCCATCGCATAGATGGTTTAGAAATATGACTATCAAAGTCGGTGATAAGTGTATTAGTTCGCCATCGCATAGATGGTTTAGAAATGTATAAAGTGTAATAATGCGTATATTTGTTTGTTCGCCATCGCATAGATGGTTTAGAAAAGCAGTGTCAACAGCTGCTTGACCTTCTTGGAGTTCGCCATCGCATAGATGGTTTAGAAAAAAAATTTACCGCTTATTGAAAAATGGAAAGAGTTCGCCATCGCATAGATGGTTTAGAAAATTTTCCCCTGCCCCTGCTGCGGCAGCCGTTGGTTCGCCATCGCATAGATGGTTTAGAAAATGGTGATTTATTAATCATGTCTGATAGTGAAGTTTGCCATCGCATAGATGGTTTAGAAATGTAGGGCAGTTGTCTGATGTTGGTTTAGAAAGTTCGCCATCGCATAGATGGTTTAGAAATCAACTCCAACTACTCCAGATACTCCGTTTGAGTTCGCCATCGCATAGATGGTTTAGAAATTCACTGGTTAGCTGCTCAATAACCCACGCTTGTTCGCCATCGCATAGATGGTTTAGAAAGTCTAGTATTAAAGTTGCTTGCATAAAACCATGTTCGCCATCGCATAGATGGTTTAGAAAGCAACAAAACAGATTTTATCTTTTTAGCAGCAGTTCGCCATCGCATAGATGGTTTAGAAATTCTGAGCGCGTCCCCGCATTGGATAGCCTTTGTTCGCCATCGCATAGATGGTTTAGAAACTTGGATGATTTCTTCGTGAAGTAATTTTTTCGTTCGCCATCGCATAGATGGTTTAGAAAATGAATACGCAAATCGTTATTGCTCACTAATAGTTCGCCATCGCATAGATGGTTTAGAAAAACATGGGGATGCGAATACCGTCACGGTAAGGGTTCGCCATCGCATAGATGGTTTAGAAATGTAGCGACGACCCCCGCTTTGCTTTTGAGACGTTCGCCATCGCATAGATGGTTTAGAAACATGTCGAGTCGATATAGTTGTATTCAAGCGTGTTCGCCATCGCATAGATGGTTTAGAAAAGCTTGACCCTATCGGCGGCTATCGAATGGATGTTCGCCATCGCATAGATGGTTTAGAAAAGTAAGCGCATTAAACGCCGCCACAGTTTTACGTTCGCCATCGCATAGATGGTTTAGAAAGTTACGCTTGCGGGTCAAAGACAGTGGCAAACGTTCGCCATCGCATAGATGGTTTAGAAACTACCCAATCAAGATTTACCACTTCAGCGCCAGTTCGCCATCGCATAGATGGTTTAGAAATTAATGAGTAAACGTATGATTTACTACCTGGTGTTCGCCATCGCATAGATGGTTTAGAAACTGCACTGAATCAAACTCTATTTTATTGTCATGTTCGCCATCGCATAGATGGTTTAGAAAGTGTATTTCGTGTGCGCATGACGGATGCAGCAGTTCGCCATCGCATAGATGGTTTAGAAATGTCTTATCATTTTGCAAAAAATCTACACGTCGTTCGCCATCGCATAGATGGTTTAGAAAATCAATAAGCCGACCATCAAAGACGGCAAAATGTTCGCCATCGCATAGATGGTTTAGAAATATCAGCGTAATTTGGATAACCTACTGAGTGAGTTCGCCATCGCATAGATGGTTTAGAAAAGTAACTAGATGTAGCATTTTATAAAATCCTTGTTCGCCATCGCATAGATGGTTTAGAAATTTCACCCGGCATTAAATCTTGTAGCATCTGCGTTCGCCATCGCATAGATGGTTTAGAAACACTGCGCTGGGTGCAAGTTCTCGTTGTGTTGGTTCGCCATCGCATAGATGGTTTAGAAATACCACGTTCGGGTCACCGAATGTACCACTGTGTTCGCCATCGCATAGATGGTTTAGAAAACTACCAAGACCGCAAGTTAGTTAAGCAGCCCGTTTGCCATCGCATAGATGGTTTAGAAAACGCAACCACGCTTTATACGCAAGCCTTAAACGTTCGCCATCGCATAGATGGTTTAGAAATGAATGACAATGCGCTATCAGCGTTTAAAAACGTTCGCCATCGCATAGATGGTTTAGAAACATGACTAACTGTTTAAACGTCGCTTCACCGTGTTCGCCATCGCATAGATGGTTTAGAAAAGCAACAGCATCAAAACCCGAAAAAGCCCAACGTTCGCCATCGCATAGATGGTTTAGAAATGCTGCGCCTGTCAATTCGTGGCTTTTTGGTTGTTCGCCATCGCATAGATGGTTTAGAAATACTTGACGTTTCCAGATTGATATAGACTTATGTTCGCCATCGCATAGATGGTTTAGAAAAAAACAACACCAACCTTGCCCAGTCTGCGGCGGTTCGCCATCGCATAGATGGTTTAGAAACATGAGCTTGATTGATATTGTTCATGCACCCTACTAAATTTTTCTAGTATATATCTACTTTGCATTTTTTTCGTCAATATTTCTCATTTTTATACGAGATAGTCCTAATCTAAAGTTAAGGTAAGCAATTTAATATATTGAATTTTTGCTTATGTATTATTTTATTAGTATGTGGATTTAGAGTCGTACCGTGAAAACTCAAAACTTTATATAGTCCGTATAACAACTTTTGTATCTATTTTTCCAATCTCAAGACGGTTAACTAAACTAGTGTGTCAATGTCTTAAAGTTTCTAATAGCCATGTTTTTAATTTGGAGGGAATAACTTTGAAAGGATTTTTTTTAGGACATGAAGGTTTTTTGAAATGAGTGATAAAAGTTAAAAAGAATAAATTCAGTTCCATATCTTTTAAATTTGAGTGGGGGTCAAAATCCATCTGATTAGAAAACAAGCAAGGCACAATTTGGGCACAAAATGGGCACAAAAAAAATTTCGCTCATTTTTATGTGCCCAAAATCAGAAAAGTGGTCAAATTATTTACTTCGCAAAAACCACCCAAACCCTTGATACTACTGCAATAAAAAAGCCCCAATCAATCGACTGGGGCTTTTGGAATATGGTAGGCATAATCTGACTCGAACAGACGACCCCCACCATGTCAAGGTTGTTTAAGTTATTTTAAAACAATTACTTGTATTTATTTGGCGTAAATTTGGCGTAAATTATTAATTAAAAAGGTGATGCGCTCGCGGGTTCAACTCCCGCCATCTCCACCATATATCAATAGTCATAATCGGTTACAAAAAATCATAACCGATATTAAACAATCATAAAAACCCTTGTAAGCCAGTGTTTGCAAGGGTTTTTTATTGCTTATAACAATCATAAACGGTCATATATATAATAGTCCGATACTTTACGAACACGTTTTATCAAGCTAATATTGCACACACGCCACACACGAAAACACACACAAATTACTTCCAACTACTTCCAATTACTTCCAACATTGGCTTATTTATGTCGCTCTCAGATTCCCAAGTTAAAGCCCTAAAACCCACTGACAAACGCTACTCTAAAAGTGATGGCGAAGGATTGTCTATTGACGTAATGCCAACTGGCAAAAAGTCATGGACGCTTGAGCTTGTCAAAAACGGTAAGCGCACGCGCAAAAAACTAGGCACTTACCCTACGCTATCTTTGAAAGATGCAAGGGAATTAGCGAATAAAGAGCGCAAACAAGCGATTATGGGTGTCAAAGATGTGACGCTTGGCGAAGTCATTGATGAATGGATTGCGCTTTATAGTAAGGCTTGGACAAGCGAGAAATACCGCTATACCGTTTTGTATCGCATTGGTTTAGTAACTGACAATTTACGCCACCGTATGATATACGATATCACACGCAAAGACATTGCCGACCAAATCGCGCCTATTGTCGCTGAACAGAAAAAAGTGACGGCTGACCGCGCCCTGCGAAACATCAAAGCGATTTTTGACTATGCGATTGTGCGAGATTATATCCAAGCTAACCCATGTCATCTTGTCGAAAAGATGATACCCGAACACACAGTAACAAATATGGCTTGTCTGCCTTTTGAGCAAATGCCAAAGTTTTGGGCAACCGTCAATCAAACAGAAATTACTAATGAAGTGCGTATTGCTTTAGCCTTATACAATTACTTGGCAGTGCGACCAAACGAATTAGCAAACGCAAAATGGGATGAGATAGACTTAGAAAAAGGAATATGGCTAATACCAGCGCATAGAATGAAAATGCGTAAAGAACACATGATACCGCTTGCCAGTCAACCGCTTGAGCTTTTTAAATGGCTGTACGAACACAGAAAAAGCGATGAGTATGTTTTTATCAACCGCACCAACCTAGCCAAGCCCATGCCTGTTGAGACGCCTTTAGCTGCGATTAAACGTGCAGGATTTGCGGGCAAGATGACCACACACGGTTTTAGGGCATTGTTTAGCACCTATGCCAATAATTCAAAACTTTGGGATAGTGACGTAATCGAGCGATGCCTTGCCCATGTTGAGAAAAACAAAGGCAGGGCAGCATATAACCGCGCTGAATATTGGGAACACCGCATTAAACTCATGCAGTGGTGGGCTGATATTGTGAGTGAGTGGATAGACAATCAACAATGAGCGACAAGATAGCTTGTCACTCAAAAATCGTGAATTGTGATTGACTAATTATCCACAGCCGCCCAGCGTAAGTTGCCAGCTACGCGGCGCATCCAACCGCGACCAAATACGTTAAACGTACCGATATTGCAAAAAAATTCAATGCGTTCAGCGTTGAACTTGAATAGCACATCGTTTTTATCCATCGCATTAACTGCGCTGATTGTCACATTGCCGATGATACCGTCATCTTTAACGCCTACGGCACGCTGTAGCATTTTAATCGCGTTACGGTTGCCATGATTGTATGCTGCATCCACTAACTGCCAAGCAATCGCACGGTCTAGTTTATCACCTTGAATGGCTTGCCAATATAGCTTATCAGCAATTTGCCGCGCTGTGGCTTTTGGTAGTTGGCGCATTGAACCAGTATAGCCGTACTCACGGGCAACTCGTTTGGTAACGCCCCACATCGTTTCGCCACCCGGGTCATTAGGATTATTTACATAACCGCCTTCGTGTTTCATAAGTCGGTCAAATAGTGTGTCAAAAATTGCCATTACTTTACTCCATAAAAAAACCGCCTTATTTGGCGGTTAGCTGATTGATTGTTTCGCGCTGCGCTTTGATGATTGCATCTTTTTTATGCGATGACTCACGATAAACTTTAATGCGCCAAATAAGCCCTGCTACGCCTAGCACCATAAAAAATCGCTGAATATCAATCGGGCTATCATACGTGGCAGTCTGATAAAACGTCACTGCGGCGGACATCCATGCGATCGTTGTTACAACAATCGGGATGACGTTATATACATTGGTATGCACATCGGGCTTTAAGATGCAAAACCATTTAATGAGCGCAAATACACCGAACAGCGCACCGATAAAACACAAGATGACGCTAATGTTTATCATTGCTGCCTCCACTATCGGGTAACTCAAATTGTACTGGGCTCACGCTATTGACAACTTTTAAGCTGTTTTTTGGACTAGATAAAAGCACAAGCACAAACTGTAAAATTGCGCTTGATAAAAAAGATGAGATTGCCGCATAAGTACTTAAAATAACTTCAGGTGGGTCGCGTCCGTCTGTCATTGCGATTGATAGCGACATACCGCCAAGTATGCCCAAAAATGGTTTGGCAACGTACAAATAGCGGAACCGCGCATCGATGTTATCTACTTTGACAAAGATTGACCCGATGCCACCTAGCACACTAAAAATCCAAACTGGCAGCCAAGACACTAGAAAAGGGGCTGTTATACCCCACTGATTAACAATCGGCTTTGGCGCTGCATCGCCGACTTGAGCCACTGCAACTGTTGACACCAACAACATGAGCGCAAATACCCATAAAGCTGATGTTTTAATTCGTTTTTTTGGCATTTACGCCTCCTAAAAAGTAAAAACCCACTCAATGAGTGGGCTTGTTTGTTTGCGATTGATTAGACGCTATATTCTGTAAACGTCACGTTTGGCGCTTCTTCTAGTACCTTGTTTGTCACGCGGTCATAAAACACATTTTTACCGACCTCGACATTGCCAGTAAGTAGCACTACTGCACCCGTTGGCATAGTTGCGATTAATTTACCGTCATTACGCACGCCCGTGATTGTCGCAAACGCACGTTCTTCTTGATTAAAAATCTGCTGAAACTGTGATAATAAATTCATGGTTACACGTCCAAATAACGGTCAATGTTAACAGTTTGCCATACCGTAATTGCATCATTGTCGCGCCCAACATCTAGCGCCACGCCAGTGACAATCCCTTTCCATGCGCCTTCGGGGTCGCTAATCTGTAAAATCTGCCCCAATTCCACAAGCGGCATATTGTACTTATCAGCAACGCGTATTTTGAGCGTATAAAGCCCGTGTGTGCCACTGTCCGATAATAGCTGTATGCCACGCGGTATCACACAATCCCTATCTGTGTATAAATACCAATTCGCCACAGGTGCGATTAAGTTACGCCCCTCACGGGCACGATATACTTCAAAGCCTTGCGTGCGCCCAATTAAAGTTACGGTGTTATAGCGTGGGTTTACTCGTTTTTGGTCGGATATTGATTGCACTACGCCCATCGGGACAACTAAATCAACCGTGGCAGTCGCTAGCTCCCAAGCCGGTTTTTTCCAGCGCGGGATGATAGACAATTTAGGCTCTAACGGGTCGCTAATCGCTTCAGCGCCACAAGCCTGTGCAATTTGGCTAATGATGCTAATCGGTGTTTGGTTGCTGGTATTTAGCGTGCCCGCAGGTATCAGCCAGTCTTTAACCTCAAATCTATCAATGGTAAAGGGCAAGTCCGCTAACTGCATATTGATAATTTGACTGGCGTACAAATCTTGATTAATCGTACCGCCTTGACTGTGTGCGTAATCTTTACCCAGTTGTGCCGTTATACTGCGACCACTAATGCTATACGAGTAATTGCCAAACACGCGGTTACGGCTAATTTCTTCCGCGATAAAGCTGTACGACACGCCATTGACCGTGACAATGACTAGCGGCTCACTGCCACGCGCTACGTCAAGTTTGGCTTTAACTTTTTGATACTGCTTATCACTGATTTTGATGCCGCCTTGCCAGCAGTAACTATCAAGGTCGGTTTTGATATTAAAATCAATCGGGTCAATCGCAATGCCGCCTAATGTTGCGGTGACTGTATTTAACACAATATAACTCCGTAAGTCGGGGACAAATGCAGGGGCTTGGTCATGCCAACAGGTTAAAGCCAGTGGCAGTTGTGACGATGGTAAACCGTTACGCTTGCGCGTCAAATTAAGTGGCAAACGGCTCGATGGCGGTCTGATACGGCACGTATTAACAATCGGTGGCGGCGTCTCATCGGGTATCTCATAATATCGCCACGGCACAGGCACAGCAGCTTGAGTACGTGATTGACTGCTTTTACCAATAAATACGCCATGCTCATTGTTTTGTAAACTTGTCGCTAAACCAACCGCGGGCTGCTGCGGCTCAAATTGGGGTTTATCAAAACTTACGACACTTGCGCTATCATTGATTAATACCGTTGCCAGCCCAACCGTATCAGATACATTAATGCGTGTTGCATTAGCAAGTAAGACGTATTGATACCAGTAGCTATCAAACTGCATTGCTAGATTGACAACATCGCTGTACTCGGTAGCAGTCGCATTGCCCAAATTAATAAACGGCTTTAATAGCGAGTAGTAATCATCAGCGATATTAACGCCCATCTGACGATAGGCGCGGGCAGTCTCAGCAATGGCGATAGCAAGCTGCAAATTGTTGCTACTCTTTGCGATATCTACCGCCGCCACTGTACTACCCTGCATGGCGATACTAACGCCTGACATGACGCGCTTTGGCGTTGTCGGGTCAGTAGGGTCGGTAGGGTCAGTGGGTGTAACAACAACCGCATCAAGCGTACCAAGTTTGCGGTTAAGTGTTAGCGGCAGCCGATTACTAGGCGGCTGCTCGCTGATTTTTTGGGTCAGTGGCAAAGGTAAAGCGGCTGCAAAGTATAGTTTGGTAAACTCACCCAGTTTTGCGCTTAATGTTAGCGGCAGACTGGCAGCGCTGGGCTGTTTCGCAATTTTAAGATACAGTTGTAATGGCAGTGCATTAGATTTTACGTTGATGTCTGCCATGATTGCCACAACTCCTGTTGCTCGGCTATAGTTAAGTCAGTTGCAGGGGTGACGTAATCCCAAGCGGCTGGCTCATACTCTTTGTTGTGGTCACGCGCCATGACTAGATATTGTTTGGTAGCATCAAGCCCGTTAAAAATATAATGACCATTTGACAGGCTTGCTGTCCTGTGCAACAAATCCATGTTGTTTGCGTCAAATAAAAAAATTTGTCGTGACGCCGGGACGCCATTAACTGTCACAATACCATTGCCGCTGCCCGCAATATATGGCTGCGGCAGATTAACTGATACAAAAATAGGCAGCAGCATATCAATACTCCCAGTTGTCTAAGTACACATAACAGCCGTCACTAACGCCATCGTGGTAGGCTAGAGAATCTTCATAGTCTCTACCAATGCAGATATATAATGCGGGTCGGCTGTTAAAAGTTGTTTGTCTAACACCGAACAACTTTGCTCTATCGTTCATTTTAGTCATAATAATCGGTAGCATTTCCGCGAGCGGTACGCCACTGGAAGATAGATATACGCCACCAGACAACTCAACTGCCGCGGCGGCGCGGTTTGCGTTTTGAGTCCTTAAAGACTCTAAAATCGGACAGTTTTTCACGCTAGATGTGTAGCTACTGAGCATTAAATGCTGTTGCTCACTCCTAAAAAAATCACCGGGCGAATTCTGACCGCCGCCGACACCAAAGCTGTAAAAGCAGATGTTTTTCCCCGCGTCATCAAGCAGCGCTGATTTAACCCTGCCCCAGTACATGATGCGGCACGCCTCAATAGGAAGGCTAATGTTTTTAAATTTCTCTACCCACAAAAAACCCTGCTTGGTAACAAGTAAAATCCATGCGTTGTCTGGACTATTTCGCTGCACACGGCTGAGTTGCTTAAGTAGTGAGTTGTATCCAGGTGCTTGAGTCGCCCCTTGAAAATCGTAGGTAAAAGTTGTTACTGTTGTGCTATTGTCATTTACCCTAAAGCGATAACCGCTTAGAAATACGCTGGGCGATACAAACTCAGCAGTAAAGTCTGTCTCATTTTGCATTGTCCAACCTGCACCTTGTTTTGTACCGTAGCCTGTCACAAGACAGGCTTTCAGCACAGTTTTAACATCACCCGCCGCGCGTGCCGCATAATTAATTTGCGGTGCGTTTGCATCTGTGCTTGAGTACATCAATACAGGCTCACTAATTGGGTTTAAAAAACTCATACTGTTATCTCCTACGCTGTGATTTCGGTAGTATCACCAAATAAATATTGCTCAAAACCATCCGTGCCAGTGGGCGGATTCGGGTTTGGTTGCACTGCACACAACACCCACACGGGCATCAATGTCCCCCACGTATTAAAGCGGATAACATCTTGCACTGCCCACGGCGTATCTGTACCAAATGAGCGTTTGTCGATGGTAAAGTATGGCTTACCTGTAGCGGGGTTAATCGGTGCTAAGTTAGTTAACGTGTCAAACTTACCGACAAAGCCTAACGCCTCGCTGTATAACTCAAACTGTGAGCCGCTAGTAAACTTAATCATCCATCTATCCGTGATTGCGCCGTCATCGGTCAAAATCATCGGGTAATCGGTGAGTTTTAGCTTGTTCAAAAGCTGGTCGCCCACTGGCGTATCTTGCCACACGTTATTCCATGACCGCTGTGTAAAAGGCACAGACACACGTACCGCCAAATCATCACCGATGAGTAGGCTTGATACATACGTGTTTTCGATTGGGTAATTGCGGTTGACTGCAAACAGTAGCGACAACGTGCCATCAATGTCTAAATCGACGACACGATTGCGCTGCTCTTGCGCGTGGATGACTTTCAGCGGCATTTTATATGACGACAAGTCGATGCCTGTCTTAAACGTAATCGCGCCCGCGTCCAAGTCATAATCCCACAACTCACCTAAGACAGGCTTGTTGTCTGCGTCAAGCAAGCTGATACGGTCAACATCATTACGCGATAGATTAATCGTTTGCCCACCTGTAAACGCTGAGCCCAAATCATCGGTTTTAACATTGCGGATTAAGATACTATCGCCGCGTCTAAAAATAGGTACGCGCCCATCTTGTGGGAGTCGCACGGTGTCGATTTTGACCACGCCGCTATCAATGGGCAGATAAGTGTAAGCATCCGCGTTATAAGTGATTGTCTCTGCAAATACGGGTATCGGCTGCCACGTTTTACCGCCGCTATCGGTTGATGCGTCATACCAAGGCTGTTGTCTAACTTGGTCAGTAATATCTACCTTTTTACCAAATTTGACCGTTGCCACACCGTACTCAAAGTCCACTGCGCCTGTGGCAAGCGTGCCTGTGATTACGCCGCTATAGGCTGATGACGCAGTTATTTTTGTGCCATCAATCGCCGTTGCGCGGATTTGCAAGCTACCCGCACGGATTGGCGCGGCAGGTGTACGGAATGTCGCTTGTGATACGGGGTTGCCATCAATCGATGTGACAAGTGAGCGCACAAATGGGGCTTGACCATCTTTCCACGACCAATTTTTTAACGTACCGATGCCCGTTTGATAGTTAATCACACCCGATGTAACCGCGCTGCCAGTGGCAGTATTTAGATCAGTGTATAAACTGCCCCCTCTATCAAAATAGGTTTTATTACCCCAGGTAAAGTTGACCGCGCCTGGCGCAATCACCTCTTGCACTGTTGGCAATAAATCAATCTCGATAGTGTCCGATTTAAGATTTTCGGTTACTTGATTATTAGGCGTGGCAGTAAAAAAACTTGCAGCAATCCCACCGTTAAGCGTGGCATCTTTTGTCACTTTAGCGGTGTATGGTAGTAACGCTATGCCCCACATGTTATAGCTATAAATCATCTCATACGCCGACACCTTGACAGTCGGGGTAAACTTAACCTCTGCTGTCGTGTAGTTGACTGTACCGATTGCTTTGTTGTCTTTGTCGATGATATTGCCATTGCCATCATCACTGACTGATATGACCGCTGACTTGTTATTACTGTTTACAACATAATTTACCGCATATCTCAGATTAACCGTGCCAGCCATCAATGGCGCATCGCCCAAATCAATGGTCACTTTGCCATCGGCTTCGACTAACGGACTATCAATAGTAACATTGGTTTTATCGCCTTTGGCATAAGTTACCGTCACATCAAGCACGCCCGCAGGATGATTAAAGTTACTGCCCGTATCAATCAAAATACGTTTAGTATTGGGGTCATACTTACCCGTCCAGTTGCCTGTAATTGCACCGCTGACACTGCCTTGTGCTGTTTTGGCTGCGCCATCATTCCACGCCAAGCGAATGCTTGACGGGATGGTATCATTGGCAAGTTGCAAGATTAACTTTGCGGTAGCGGCAGTATTAGCGCGGTTAAAGTAAGTGGCACGCGTCCCCCAACTCCAAAGTATTGATGAGCCAATATCGGGTAAATTACTGATACTGATTTGTGCTGTCCCTGTCGTAAAATTCACATTACCAGAGCCGTGCTGTGATGACGCACCACGTAAAACGCCTGAGCCGTCATCTTTGAGCGTGTACCATTTACCCAACGAGCGGTAGCTAACTTGTAGCGTCCCAACCGCAGGGGCTGGGTCGATGTTTAATGTATAGCTGCTTGACTGACTGTTGATGTCAACGGGCGTACTTGCAGTATTGGCAACTTTCAACTCGCTAGATGCCGCGTGAAATGTTGCAGTAGATAAGTTGCCGCTAAATGCTGGCTCGTTAATAGTTGCAAAGCCGCTTGCATAATCAATCGTGCCGATTTGCGCTGTGTTATAGATTAATGCCCCGCCTTTGTCAGTGATGCCATTACCCGTGCCACTAATTTTAAGCGTGCCAGGCGTTATCGCGTTTCCAAAGTAAATGGTACTAATTGTCCCTGCGCTGTGATTGCGATTGATAGACAATGATACATTGCCGTCACTCGCTGTACCGTCAAATAGGGTTTGTGTTTGCCCTGCGGCTGTCAAGTCAATCAGTGGCGTACTAATCTGATTAGTCGGCACCAATTTTTCCATCAAGCTTGTTACTTTGCATTGCATAGCGTCTTTAGCAATCGCAGCCGCTAAGGGTTTGACCCCATAATATTGCGCTGCGTCCGCAACGGCTGTTTCTCGCACTTTGCACGGTGCATCGGCATAACCTTCGACCGGATAGTCAACCCCCACAAAATCAGCGATGAGTTTTGCGCTAATTTCAAGTTGTACGACCTGTTTTTTAAAGGTCTTTGTGCCTGTGGTAAAGGTGCGTACTTCTGACTTCACAATGCGGGTGATTTGCACGTATTGCTCAACTTGTGCGTAACCCTCATTGTCTTGTCGCAAACAATACACATCGCCCACGAATGGCAAGCTTTCATCTTCGCTGATATAAACCTGTATCACGCGGCTGTCTTTGGCTTGGGTTGACATCAGCGTCATGTTTGATTCAATCGTGGCGATATTGTATGCTTCAATGCGTTTTAAAATCTCAGCGCGTGACTCGCCAAAACGAGTTGCTTTAAACATCAAATACGACACAGTTGGGTCACTTGGCGACTTGGTAATCGCAGCAAACGCACCGATTAAAGGCTCGTCATCTGCACGCAATACACCCATATACTCAAGCGCGGCATAAAACGCACCATTAACACGAGCGATACTAGAGATGGGCTGAAATAACTCATTAAGCGCACCTGTCAAGGGCGTACCTAATGGCATACCACCGCCATCATCGGTTTGGGTCAAACGCTCAGACGGGTAGATTTTTAAATCTTGCTGATTTACTTTTGTTCGTAGTGCTGTTGCCATGCTTATCTCGCTTGTCGTTTTGAGTCACTTTGTAATCTGTTTACAAAATCCATGAATAACGCTTCTTTGTCCGCGTCAATCGTCATCGGTAGGTTTTGCCCATCGAAGTTTAGATTGACGTTAACCGTTCTGTTTGCGCTTGCTTGTTTGTTTTGCTCAACAATCGCGGTTTGTCTATCGAGCGCGGCTTGGTTGTAGCGGATTTTTTCAGCGATATCTAATAAATATGTACCTGGTCCTTTGTAAGCCAATGATTGTTGAATAGTCATCGGCATACCAGCCTCTACTCCGTTTGCCTTCGCCCAATTCATGCGCCCATTTTTGCCATACTGGTCCATCAACCGCTTGGCTTCTTGCATGGCGCGTTCTTGAGACAACCCAGCTTCTTTCAAAAAGTTTTCCATGCCCGTCAAGGTGCTGTACTTTGCATTTTCAGCCGCCAGAGCGCCAATAGCCTTTCCGTTGCTTTCGTCACGCGCTGCGCTTTCTTTCGCCCATTGCGCTTGTAACTCTTTGTTTTTAGCAGCAATACTATCAAGGCGTGAGTCAAGTGAGTTCAGCGCATTACTGCCTACTGCTGCCGCGTTTTGATAAGCCTCACCGATGGCGGATGCAGACGATGCTACTTTGCTTGATGATGCCGCTACACGCTCGTTAGCTGCTTCAATTTCTGCGGCTGTCTTGACAGACACGCGCCCTGTTTTATCCACTTCAACCACTAAACCTTGTGCAGCCGCTTGTGCTTGCACCCAACTAGGGATTGTATCGTTATTAGCCGCTACTGCCGCTTTTGCTGTTTTCTCAAATGCGGTTTGTAGTTGACTGGCTGACGCATTACCATCTTTGACAATCATGTCGTAGCTAGTTTTAAAATCATCCGCCTGTTCTGCCAATTGCTTTTTGGTTTGCAGCCCCATTAAATGATAGGCTTCGCTGACTGAGTTGATGCCAGGTGTCAAATCATCAAGCTTGCGCCTAGCTAAAGCTAACCCATCGGCTAAGTCCTGCCCCGACACCTTGCCCTGCTTGCCCAAATCGTTCCACATCGCGATGGCTAGATTAATTTCTGCTGTGTTGTCTGACTTTTTAGTCATCTCAAGCATGGCATCACCAATCATACCAGCCGCGTTATAGCCTGCACCGCTCAAATCTTTAAAACGACCTGACGCATTTGTAATATCATTAGCCATTTTGCCGATGTTTTTATCGACACCTGCGCCCAATGCATCAACCGACTCAGCAACACCTTTTTGCCTATTTTTAAGCTCGTCATTTGCATTAATCGCTTTTTTAGCCGCTTCAACACTAACATCACCCGTCTTGCTAATAGCGATTTGCAGCCCTGCTTCAACGGCTTGTGCTTTTAATCGCTCAGAGACAACGCCATCATTTGCTTTGATAGCATCTTTTGCGTATTGGGCAAATGCTTCTTGCTGCTGCGCGGCTGACGCTTTGCCATCGGCTGCCATTTTAAGATAAGCTTGCTCACTTGCTTGGGCTGTTTCATCTAATCGCTGCTGTTGTGTTTTAGCAGCTTCATCAAATGCTGCAACTGCTGACGATTTAAAGTTAGCCGTATCATCTTGGAATTTCTTTAAAAACTCGTCAGATTTGGCTTTCATTTGGTCACTGGCTTCAGCAAATCGTTTAGACACATCGCCAAACGTGACCATTGACCATGCTTTTGACAGTGCTGACCCTAAGTCATACGCTGCGCCAACAACCGCGTCAAAGACAATCTTAATGCCCTTAATGCCATCAGCAATCACGCCCATGACGATAGAAACGCCTTGCAGTGAGCGGGTTAAAAATCCGACTTGCTCGCTAGTCTGGTTAATGCCACCCGCGATATTCATTACATCGCTAAAGGTGTTATAAATTTCAAGCAAAGTAGTGCCGACTGTTTTGGCAACTTCCCACAGCGAACTCATGCCCTGCTCAAGTGCAGAGATTATCGCGGGGTCAATATTCTCAAGATTGTCCGCAATATCCATAATGCCTTGTGACAATCCGCTTGACGATTGCAAGGTTTTATCCATATCGCCCACAAGTAGCATAAAATTGTTTTTTAGCACTTGCACAGCATTGGCAAATGTAGTTGGTAGCGTTTCAAATTCTGCATTAATTACAGCAGATTGCTCTTGGATTGCTTTAAGCACAACATCGCTTGTAAGCTTTCCTTCACCTGCTAATTTTCTTAATTCACCTATTGTAACGCCAAGCCCATCAGCCAGCACTCTTGCCAAACGTGGCGATTGCTCCATAACTGAGTTAAATTCTTCGCCGCGCAACACGCCACTTTGTAAACCTTGCACAAGCTGTACAATGGCGGCACTAGCTGACGCTGCACTACCACCAGACAATTTGATAGACTGATTAATGGTTTCAGTAACTTGCAAAATGTCTTCTTGAGCCATTTTTAGCTCATTACCTGCGCGTGATATGCTAGCAAATAACAAGGCTGTATTTTCGATGCTTGTAAAAGTCTCATTGGCAATCTGTTTAACGCCATCAAAGCCTGTTACAAAAGCCGCACCTGCACCTGTGGCAAGGCGGACACGGCTTTCAAGGTTTTTAAATTCATCGGCTATTTGGATGATTTCCATCGCGCCAAACGACACGCCCACCGCAGCCAATAATCCCTGTAAGCTACCAAACGCATTAGATACACTGCCTAGATTGCCGCGTAAATCGCCTTGTGCATTGTTGTGCTGTGCTACCGCGTTTGTCGTACCTGCCAGCTCATTTCGCAAAGATTGCAGACGCGCCTCGCCCGCTTGGGTCATGCGATTAAATTCTTGTTGACTAATGCGCCCTTGCTCAAACTCGGTTTGTAAGTGGTCTAATGCTTGGCTAATGGCATTGATATCGCTTGTGATAGCGTTATTGCTGCGCACACCGAGCAAACGGTCAATACTCGCTTCAGTTTGCTGCGCTGTTTGACTAGCACGGTTTAACGCGCTAGACATGGCATTACCCAACTCGGTGCTTGCTGTTTGCGCTTGCCCTAATCGCTGTTCTAACTGTGCAATCTCGGTTTGTGCTTGCTGTATCGAGGTAAGGCTTGCTCCTGCCAACGTCATATTTTGCAAGCGAGCGCGTGCCTCATCCAAGTCATTGCTCAAGATTTGCACATGACGCGCTGCGACAGTAAATGCTTGCTGCATTTGTTCCTCGCTGATATTTGCGCCACGTACTAGCCCATTTAATTGAGCAGTAGTGTTTTGTATGGTAGCGGTCAAATCATTGCTGGGTGCATTAAATAGCGTGGTTAATGCTTGCTCTGCGCGGGTGCTATTCGTGCGTAAATCGTTGGTGTTGCCAATAATTGATTGTGTCGCGGCTTCAAATGCACTACGTGACTCGCGTAAACCTTGATTAAACTGGTCAGTGAGCATTTGCAGTCTGACGCTAAAATTTAATTCGCTGTTCGCCATGATTTTTCCTTGGGCAATAAAAAACCGCTAACAAGTAGCGGCTATATCTTTAATACTGTTAACTAGTCACACCCATCTTGATAAGGGCTTTTTGTTACAACCATTTTGTTGTCGGGCTTGCTGCAACTTAGCAACACCGAACCATCTGTTGTGCAAACGCGAATGGATGTCAAAATATCCGTTGTCACTGTGCTAAACACTTTGGTTTTCGTGCCTACCGATGCAAGCAAAGTGTTGGCTTGTAGTTTTTTACATTCATCAAAATCCATGATGCGGCTTTCGCTAGGGATTTCAGTATAAACAGGCTTATCGACATTCTTAGCGTCAAATGCCTTTTGCGCTTCAGCGATTTTTCTAGCATTTTCACTTTCGCGCTTTTCGTCATCCGTCATCACATTAACGGGCTGCATTGTGGCTTGTGGGGCTTGCGCTGTCGGGTTATCGGTTTTAACAAATGCCCATAACAAACAAAAAGCAATCAATATGGCGATGATAACAATCGGCTTTTTCATGGCGTATCTCTAGTTTTTAGATACTCAAATCATAAACAAGCGTTTAGCAAAACACAATATCAAACAGTCCTAAATTTTAGCGTCACTGCAAAATAATCATTTAGGTTTGGGCTGTTAAAGCCTTTAAATGGTGTCGCTTCAATGGGGTTTGCTTCATGGTCAAACATGACATTGACAATTTTTGTCACCCCATCTGCTACATACTCTAGCGCAAACGTGGCTTCGGGTATTGCTGCTTGTGCGTGCAGCTTGTTAACTGTATCACGAGTGATTAAGCCTAAACCATCATCAGATTGCAGCGTCATAGGCTTGCCAGCGAGCTTTACCGCTTGCTGTACGTCATACGCACCACTTAATGTATAAACGCCTGTAGCGGCAACTGGCGACCAATTAAGGTCATCGGTTGGGTATAAATCGTATGGCAGCTCAATGACCGTGTTTGTCTTAATATTGGTTAGTTTAGCCATTCATCAATCTCTGCTAAGTATTTGGTTAAATCTTTGCTGTCTGCCTGTGCGATACGCATCGCATTAATTAGCATTTTATGTGATTGTATCTTTTGTGCTTTGGCAGCATACAGATAGCCCATAAACTGCTTGTAAGGCATCATCATAATGTCGGTGCGTTGATGTCCGGCTGCGATAAGCTGTCCGACAAGGCACTCAAAATAGTAGTAACATTCTGCGATGCTTGGTTGACGATTCGACTTGTTAGGGCGTTTTGTATTTCGACTAGACTGTCTAACGATGTCAAAAAAAAATCCTTGTGCTCACTTACAATCGTCTTGCACAGTGCTAGATAATCTTGATAAGGCAATGCTTTAATCTCATTAAACTCTAACCCCGTCGCATTGGCAGCATAGACAATAAATTGCTCGTTATGCTTACCGACCAATCTAAACAACTCTTTAGCGGATAACTGACCGTTTGACTTTGCTAGTACCGCGTCTAACTCGTCTAAAAATGGGTACATACCCAAGCCGTAATTGCCGTAATCCTGCGCTGTCATGGGCTTTACAGTAATTGCTTTGCCGTTGATTGTGAGTGGCGTTTTATCTGTGTTATTTATCATGATTTTTCTCTAGGTAATAAAAAACCTAGCGGATTAGGCTAGGTTTGTTTTTAAATCTTTTTAAGGTTTCAAGCAGATTTTGGCTTTTAGACGCTCGCTCGTTTTTCTAAATCTTTGGTTAACTGATAAACCTCAAAGCACTTATCAAAAATATTTTGCTCGTCATTTGTTAATGATAGCTCGCCAAGTAATAAGGAGCGTCTAAATTCAGCAAATTTCATGTTGTATTTTTTAGCAATAGTACTAAATGTCGAATGAAAATATTCGGTCATTATGTCGAGTTTAAGTCTGTTTTGTGTTTGCTGTTGGTTTAACCACGCAGTTAGACTATTTATAATTTCTGCATTTTCTTTTGTTGGGCTGCTAATAACAAAAGTTTTAACATCGCCATTTTTCATGTCAAATTTAACGTGAAATTCCATGGGGTCATGTATAGCTTTGAGAGTCACCTCAACTGCATCATCGGTATTAATTTGCTCGCCATCAATAATAATAATCATAGCAAAAATCCTATTTAATTTTTACTATTATACCAAAAACAACTCGCAAATTGGCTTTGGTATAACAAAAAGACACTCCGAAAAGTGCCTTTTATATCGTAAAACGTGTGCTTACAACAATTCGATGTTTGCCATCTTGCCATCAGTCATGAGCACTTGACCAGTAAATTGCAGCTCACCGTATTCATCGTTAATCACATCAAACGAGCCATCAAGATTGATTTTAGCTCTGTAGATTTCAATCTTAACAGGCGCATTGCTCTCGGCTGTGTTTAGACCATCAAATACAAGGTAGTATTCGCCTTGTGGCTGGCTTAAAAACTCGATGCGCGTTTTATCGCCGAACTTATAGCTTGCCTTGAGCGGCTGGGTCAAACTTGAGCTAGTTGAGATATAAGTAACTCGACCAAAGTTAGCGTCAAGCAAATAATCTGTACCGGCAACCAGTGGCTGACTTGCGTTATCAGTGATAACTAAATCAGCGATTTTACCGCCTTGTAGCTGCCACGTGTCACCTTTAGCAAGTGTTTTGGTCTCACCCGTTACGGTAGCGCCCTTGACGGTTTGCACAGCACCTTTGAACGCCAATGCTAAATTGTCAGCGTTTAGGTTGTCTGTGGTAAAGCCGATTGTCATAGTCTGCCCTGTGACTAACACATGGTCAACTGCACGAAAACCCGACTCGGATTCTTTGTGTTCGACTTCATCAACCGATGTTTCGATTGATAATGTTGATACGTTGCCAACGTCACGCAGCGCGCCCGCTACACCAGCAACGATAAGGGCGATGCGTAGTTTGCCTTGCCCACTAAAATAACGATTTGCCATAATGACTCCTTATAGCGTAAAGATTGTTTTGAAAGTAAAAGGAATATAAGAGAATGAATTGTCAAAACCTGCGATATCGTTACCCGTGGGTACAAATGCCGCCTTGTTGTTTGGTTTAAAGCCTAAAATTGGTTGTAATGCCTTGATGATAAAATCCCCCGCGTCATCAATCAGATTGTCGGCTGTGGTTTGCGACTGAGCATTGGCAATGGTAAAAACAACCGTGTAATTTTGGGTGTATTTCACACGGCTGCCCTGTCCTGCGGTATCTAGCACGCTATGACCGCGATAGACGATGTAAGCGGCTGGGGTGATTTGCTTTTGCACCGATACATCATTGAGTGATTGCAATATCGCCACACGTTTAAATAACCCAGTGCCCTCAAGCAAAGTTTTTAACTCATTTGACGCGCTAAAAAAGTTAATCATTGCTTAAAATCCTGTTTAGTGTGTTGATAACATATTGCTGATTGGCTTGTGTAAAGCCCATAAACGGACGCGCTACCACAAACACCTCTTTTTTTTGCACCCAACCATACGCGGTTTTAAATCGCAAAAACTCAGCGTTTTTAGCTTTGATATGCGCCCCATAGTGCAAGTAAGGCGCATATACCACGTTTGTGCCCCACTCGACACCATCGGGCATCGGGTTAAAGGTGATTGAATTTAATAGCCTGCCTGTATCTCGTAGCGTCTCACCACTTTGGACGATTGCCCTTAGTGATTTTTGCCACGGCACGCCATCGGGTGATGATTGATTTTCAAAGTTTTGCTGTGTCTGATAAACCATCTCGCTACCGACATCGTTTGCAAACTCATTAAACTTTGGCGCGTCAAACAACAAGCCCGATAGCGCATTAATCACGCTTTGCTGCCCATTAAAATCAATCTCGATACGCATTAGAGTTTTACCCAGTCACTACATAAAAGGTCGGCTTGACTGGCAAGCCAAGGGACAAGTTTATTGTCTGCGGTTTTCATGTAGATGGCATCAACCACAGGCATTGATCGCTCGCCTTTTTCATAGCCTGTATGTGATACATCATAGCGATTCGGGTCACCGTAGCAGTCATTGATAGCTTCGGTCACTGTTTCGCCTTTTACTAAAAACAGAAACATACCTTTGCCGTTCCAACCGCTACGAGCAACTTGCCCGCCTTCTTGGATAATCTCCAGGGCACTGCTAAAATCAAAAGTTTGCATTAAATACTCCTTTTTTAATATTCGGCATGGTGGCAAACACATCATCACCAAAATACTGCCCCGGATAACTACCACCGATCGGCGTTACCGCTTTGACGTAGGTTTTACTTTGCTCATCAGGGGTTAGCGGCTCAGCAAAAGTGACGTTTGCCTTTTTCGCTGCCACATCTTTAAGCCACGTCACCGCTTCATCGTAACGCGCCTTCACTTCGTCAGTGGCTTCAACCATATACAAGCGATACCGTGCGATATTGCAAGCAATCACGGTTAAATACTCGGTTTTATTAACGGGTGTCGAGTAACGCACTGACAGATAGCTATTGATTTGCTCTGTAGCGTCTTTCAGTGCTTTATCCGTTGCATCTAGCCCGTCAATGTGCATATTTTCAAGCTGCACGATTTCGTTTTCACCAAATCGCGTCAGCATATCATCACGGGTTGCATACATAGTAGTTACTCGACAGTATCAGCGGCTTGCGTGTTCGTAGCAGGTTTCGCGGCTGGTTTAGTAGATTTAGCAGCTTGCGCCACTTCTTCGACCGCGCCTAGTTTTAGCAATTCATCAGCGCGGCTTTGTGATAAACCGTCAATCGCTTTGCCCGCTTTAACTAGCTTGTCAACTTCAGCGTCATCGAGTACGTTGACAGTAACACCCGTTTTATACTGACCGACGCCCTGTAGCGTTTTTACTTGTTTCATGGGGGTTGTCCTTTTTTGGTTGTAAAAAAAGCCCCATTATCGGGGCTTGGTTAGTTAGGCAACAAAGCCTGTACCACCTGCCACGCCATTGACATTGCTAGGCACAAGTAATGGGCTTGAGTCAGTGATTAGCTTAATCGCCGATGGGTCAGACTGCACCACTTGGTAGTCAAAAAACTCTAACGCTGTGCCGTTAGCTTCAAGGTGCTGAATCATACATTGCGCTTGATAGCCTGAACGGTCAGCAATCAGATAAAAACCTGTGCTATCAATGTAACGCTGCTCTGTGCCATTTAGTTTGTGGCTTTCGTCAAATGTCCAAAAACGGATACCGTCTAATTCGCCACGATACTGCAAGCCTTCAGTGCGGTTAAACTGTGGGTTAAATGGCGATGGTGCGTTAGCACCGTTTGGCACGACAAAACGCTCTTTAAACTCTGCGTTTTTGACTAGGCTAGTAAATACTTTTGATGACATCAGCGCGTCAGTCGCAGATACGCCGCCATGGTCAGCTAGCAAGCCGTTTAAGGTCTCGATATCGCTGACAGGAGTTGCATTTGCCTCGCCCCATTTAACGCTTGGCGCCCATTTAAGGTCAGCATGACGACCAAAATCAACTAAACGCTGTGGCGCGTCATCACCGATGATTACGGTTTTACCCGTGGTCAAGATATCAATCGCCATCAATACTTTACGGTTAACGATTGAGCGGTGCAGATAGTCAAAGCCCGAAATCTGTGCTACACGTAGCTTTTCTTCGAGCGTTAACTGGGTGGTATTGCTGATAATACCTGCTTCGCGGATGCGGGCAATTAAAGCCAAGTCATACACGTTTTGCGGTGTGATAGTTACGGCAGGCTTTAAGTAAGCGGCTTGTACTGAGTTGCGCTCATAGCTGCCATTTTGCACCAGTGGCTTACCTTGCGCCATTGGGCTAACAAATGGGGCTAAAGGCTCAGTGGTATCAAGTTGTTCAAGCGGTACGTCATCACGGTTGTTAAATGCGGCTGAGTTTGGGAAAAACATATCTAACACTTGGGTGTTGATAGGCTTGACCACTTTGGTCACGATTGCCAACTCGCTTGGGGTAAACAGCTCAAGTGGCTGATTTGAGATGGTAATATTTAAAGGCATGGTTATGCTCCAACTGGGGTACGTAATTCGATGGCGGTTGCGCTGTTGGCACGACCACGGGCGGCGGCTTTTTGCTCGGAGGTTAATGCTACGCCTTTGATAGATACAGCGTTTACATTAAATTCACCTTGGGTGTAGACAGGGATTTCAACACCTGCCGCGATTGCTGCGTCTGCTTGGGCTGCGGTCACATCCTCTAAGCAGATAACCGACCAGTCTGCGCCTGTGGTGGTATGCGTTGCGACATTGCCGGCACCTACGACAAGTAAGTCACCGCGTTTATAAGCGGTTGCGGCAGTTGGTTTGACGCTATCGGTTTGGATGCCATCGCCGATGACTAAGCCATCGTTTGCGGTATGAGTTACGGTAGTTTTAAGCATTGTTTGCCCCCTTAGTTAAATTTGCAATCACGCCCGCTAGACCTGTTGACTCAGTATTGCCTGCGGTAATTTGCGCTTGTTGTAGTGATGCTGGCATCACCGGTTTGTTTGACTCTGCCATGCTTGCTACTAATGCAAATTGCTCATCCGACATACCTGCAAATGCTTGTTTTTCCGCATCGCTGAATGTCTTGCCTGTTTTTGCTTCAAGGTCTGCCACTGCTTTATTGCGACTTTCTGCTTGGATTTTTTCAAGCTTAGTAGTCACTTCGGCTAGTTTAGTTTCAGCATCAGCCGCTTTTGCTTGCGCTGCGGTCAATGCACTGTCTTTATCAGCAACTTGCCCCTGCAATTCGCTGATTTTGGCTTTCGCCTCGTTTAAATCCATTGTATTCTCCTTTGGATTTTGGGTTGAAGTTGCTGAAAAATCAGCTTTGGTAGTAATTTCTACTTGAGTTGGTGAATTGGTCGCTGTTTTACCGATAATCTCGTCAATCAACCCCAATTCTTTGGCTTTGGTTGCGCTAAATGTATCGCCCTGCCAGTCTGCGATTGTCATCGTGTCAATGTTGCGCTTATAAGCGACATGGTTAAAAAATAAGCTTGCTGCTTCATCAACGCCTTGCTGCAATCGCTCTTTTTCGTGCTTTGCTAACGGGCTAAACCAGTTAAACGCGCCTTTCCATTTGCCTGAGCGAAAAATCGAGTACGTTTCACCCCATTTCTCAAGCGCCTTGCTTTCTTCGCTATGCACCACATACACACCGATTGAGCCGATACCGCTATCTTTTTCAGCTGTAATGTTGTCGGTGCTTGAGCCTAGATAGTAAGCGGCTGAATACATATCGCCACTGGCATACGTGGTAATCGGTTTTGATAGATTAGCGATAGTCTCAATCACATCATCTAAGCCTTTGACATAGCCGCCACCGCTATTGATATCGAGTACAATCTCATCAACAAACGGGTCATTGTTTGCTTTAGCTAGATACTGATTGATGTAGTTATAGCCGGTTATCCAGTCGCCATAATCACGGCTTGCGCTTGGGACAAGTAAACCGCGTACTTTGATAGTCGCTGTGCGATTATCTACGCTGTAGCTAGGCGTTTCGTTATCCGTGCCCATTACCGCTAATGCTTTGACATCAATAGCAGCTAATTGACCTTGCAAGTCATGACACGCCATCAATTCATGCCGCGCGATATCGGCTTTGATTTTGTCTAGTAGGTTCATAATTTACCCATAAAAAAACCACCTAATCGGTGGCTTGTATTAATTAAACTCGTCTGGATTGTCTTCCAAATACTGCTCTGCTTGCGATATCAAGATAGACAAATCAATGATAGGCTTGTCTAAATATTCAATAATGCTTTGCTTGATACGCGCATAAGCACTATCAATAGACTTAGCGTTTTGGTAATACTCAATCATCAAGTCACTGATTTTTGAGCGCACCAGGTTGTCAAATTTCTCGGTATATTCTTTGGGTGTACTGCCCCAATCTGCGCTATCTGCGTCAACATCGGGCAGTTTGTCATCGGGTGTAATACCACGTGCTTTTGCTTGCTCCTCAGTGAGTGAGCGAATATGGCAACGACAACGATACCCTAGAGGTGGCGTATGTGTATCCCAAAACTTATCATCAATATGTCTTATCGTACCGTCTAACGCTTTGTGGCTTGGGCGCGTGCGGTTGTCATTGACCGCGTCATACATCAAATACGGTCGGCTAGATTTTGTTTGCTGCTGCTGATACCAGCGACCACGGCTGTAAGCTGCTTGGATATTGGTGCGAAAAATATTATCTAAGCGGTGGCGCGGTAGGTTAATATCTACATCGCCATTTTTGACCGCTTTTTGAAAATCCGCAAACGTGCTGCCGCTATCTATCGCTTGATTGACTTGATTAATCACGCTTTTAACGTGCTCAAGCTGTGCCAAGCCTGCAATCGATACCGATTGCTGTCGCTGTATTGGCGTCATCTGATTGTAGTAATCATCGGACAATACAACCTCGCGGCTCAAGGCATACGCTAAGGCTTGGATAAATTTAACATCAAACATTTATTTACCTGTCGTCTCATCAACCAAACCATGCACATCGCTCGCCATTTGACAAGCCGTGACTAGCTGCGCCATCTCGGTATCGCTAAGACTGCCTCCCACTAAATAAAATAAGCGGTTAATCATATCCTCTTTGCTATCTGCTTGCTCAATCGCTGCCTTGATTGCTTTGGTATCAATCGGACTCACCGACTGCTCAAGTGCAAAGTTACCCAAGTTTTCAAGCTGCTGTTGCTCATCAGTAAATTGCTGAGTAGCTGCCATCATGCCTTTAGCCAATGCCGTTTTTTGGGTATTGACCTGTGGTAATGGCTGCTCACCTTCAACGTAAAAATGCTCTTGTCGCAAATCGTACATATCTGCAAAGTAGGATTTAGTAAATCTTACCCCTTGACCGTATAGCACAGTGTCGCGGTTAGCACGCTCAAGCTGCAAACCTTTGTCGCTCACCCACTCGAACACTGGCGGCTCAAAACCGTTGGCGTAACAGATAACATCAATAAACTGCTGCACTGCTTTGATTGCGTGTTTGCGGTCACTAGCAAAGATAATCTCTTGTTGCTCTTGATGCACTACGCCTTGACCGTAAGTGCCGCCGCTATCTGTGCCTGTGGTGAGCGTTTGACCTAATAAGTAAGTGACAATGCGCTTTTTAATCGCATCATCAAACTTTGCAAATGCTTCCCCATTGCCATTGGCACTAATCGCGGTTACATCCTCTTGGGTGCTTACCGCAAATACGCCGCTATTGTGCGCTGCCAATAGCTGGTCAGCAAACGTCTGCATATCAGTTTGGTCAGTTGCGTTTGACTTACCGACAAGTAACGGACTACCAAAACGCTCTAAAAACTTTGCCCAAAAACGCCAGCCGTTGGTTTTAAAGTACCACAGCCAATAGACACGGCTCATTAACGCTTTGCCGCGTGGGTTATCGTAGCTTGGCTTGTTGCGCTGATACAGATAACGCCAAATAAAATCAGTCTGCACAGACAAATTAACCGTATCAAACTGTTTATTTTTACGCCATAGCAGCCCGTCATTGGTAGGCTCAAACCACTGTAGCGGCTTTGACGTAATCGACTTAACTAGCTTAGTGCCTTGATTAAATAGGTTGCGATATTGCGTCTCTGTGATTTTAACGCCATTGTAATCATAACGATAAGTGACATTACCAAACTCATCTTTGCCCATTGGCGTTGCGATAACTTGCTGTTGCTCGGTTGATGTCCAAACCATCTCAGCGACATCATAACCGTAAAATCTGCTATCTAGTGACGCATTTAAAATCGTCTCTAAGTGGGTCGCTAACTGAGTAAAAACAAACTCAGCAACTAGCCCATCACTCGGGGATAATGTAAAGCTTGCATTTGTCAATGCGTCATAGCGTCTATCAAGTGCTTGGTCAATCTCATCATCAAACGTCATTGTTTTTAGTGACGCGCGCGAGATACCCGCTTTTTTTAATACTTCGTCTGTATCGACTTTAGCAAATAACTGATTGATGATTGTCGCGTTTGCGTCAACTATCTGCTCAGTTTGTAGTGTGCCGCCCGCAATCACGCGGACGCGCGGCTTTGATAATCTAGCGTCTGCCATGGTTAAAATGTCCTTTGTCCTGCGGTAGCTCTGAATGATTTGGTTGGCTTTTCAATTAGGTGATCAGCAAATACCATCATGACACTATCTGCCATATTGGGTGACTTGGTACCTGGTGGCGTTTTGTTAATCACAATTTTGCCTGATTTGCTTTTGCTGTATGTTGGCTGTGACAACTCAACTTTGAGTAATGCCAAATCAGTAAGGCTACCATCAATGCTGATAATATCACTTGGATTGTATGGCATTCCTTCAGTAACAGCGCGATGAGTTGCTAATACACGCTGTCTTAATGACCACCATGCTTGAGCCTTTAAGTTCTCAAAATTATTGACGTTCTTTTTACCTTCGACCATCTCGCCATCAAGGTCGTGAACACCAGCTGAGCCACGAAATGCAATAGCTTCAACGTCTTTTTGTGCAGGTCTCATTTCATTAATGACACGAACATCACCACGTACGCCAGCGCCTAAACCGTCAGCGTCATATAAAAACTCATTGATACCGAAGTCATTACAGGTATCCACCGCTTTTTGCGATGTGGCAAAAATATCTGAGCCAACGCCGCTCCAAGCATGGATATAGTCAAGTAATATGCCGTATCGGCTAGCGATAGCGTTTTGGTCTTTACCCTCGTCTGCGACGTCAAGCGATAGCAGCCTTTGACCACTAACCTCAATACCTAACTTTTTATGGGCGTCAATAATTGAATTAATCCAAGCGGTAGGCAATACAACGCCTTCAACCGATGCAGCATAGTCCACGTCAACTTCTTGAGCCAAGGTCACACTATCAAGTGACAGCTTTTGTTTTTCATACCAAGGGTGGATAAGTTTTCCCTGATATGGCACCTGCCAATTTTTATCGGGGTTCTCCTGCCATGCCATGCTAAAAATATTGTAACGGCCAGAAAACCTGTCTTGATAGAATCGGTTGCCGATACCGTTTGGCGTGCTGCCTTTGATATGCACATTAGTATTTTGGCTAATCGCTGCATCAATCGACTCAGCACGCTCTACGAACGCCCATTCATCAAGCAAGTAGATAGATGTTCGACCACCACGGCCAATGTTATCCCCTGCCTCACCGGTCAATGTTGCGCCGTTTGCAGGATTGATAATCCGCATGTAGTTGTCATGCTCGTGCTCGTTGTAGCCTTTTGGCTTCATCCAATCAGGCAATTTATTAAGCATGTCACGAAATTTGTAAAATAGCGTTTTAGGGTCGCCCTTCTTATCGACCAAATCTTCTTTTCGGCTACCAACGCCAGCGGCAAAACCATCAACAAATAACCATTGGTGAAGGAAAAAACCTAAAATAACGTAACTCATTCCTTCATCACGTGACTTTTCAATTAAGCCGTGTGTTTGGGTAAAGATACGTTCTTGTAGCCATTCAACCATATCTGCTTGACGCGGTCTTAGCACAAATGGGATATTTGGCGGCAAGTTATAAGACAGGCCGCGTGGATCATAGGTCCATACCCAATTATTAAACCAATGCACCGGGTCAGCTTTACATCGTGCCATCTCATCGGCAATCGCTTTGTCACTTTGCTCAATCAGCTGCTTGTAATAAATCCGCCGTAATATTTCTTGTTGTATTTCAGGCAAACGCGTATTGACTGTCCAATCACGGATTAGCTGCGAAATATCTTCAAGATTCATATCAACTCTTAGTGAAATATAACTTTGCCAATTCTTGCGCGTTTAAATCAGCGATGTTCTCCGGTAAATCAATACTATGTTTATGATTCATCTCGCCAGTCTGCTCAACCTTACTATCAACCTTCTGCTGATTGGTGTACTTACCGCCAACGTCTTCAGCGGCTTGTTTGAGTAAATCAGCCGCTAAAACCATATTGCCGGATTTCATGGCTTTATCAATCAAGGTTTGCAGTTGGGTTAATCGATAGGTCAAATGAGTAACTGGGATATTGTCTTTTTCATCGATAAACTGTTGGCGATATTCATAGAATAGTTTTCGCCATTTTTCGGACAAATCCTTGCCTGCTGCTTTTGTGGGGTCATAATTCGCAACTTGTTGGCGAGTTATATCAATGCCAAAATCAACCTTTACAGCATCAGCTATTTCCTGCGGTTTCTGAAAGCTTGCAAGCCCTTGAATGATAAAGGCTTTCACCTTATCGTTAAGGGTTGCCATATTTTAAATTCCGTATAGGTAGGTATAGGTAAATTACCCATTCAACTCACCGCCCAATTGCGATAAGTCAATCATCGTTTGCAAACTATCATCAAAGATACTTGCCCCGTATCGCCTTGTGATACCGTGAAATTCTTCAACGTCGTGTGATACCAACCTAAGCTTAGGTCTGCCCGTATCACGATTAAAAGCGAGCTCACCGAAGTTATCAGTCGCATGACCAATGTGATAGAGTTCGTGGTCCACCAAAGCAGCAAACTGTAAATCGGTACATTCAAGGCAAAATTCAGCATCAAGCGTGATGAGAAAGTCAGGCTTAGCACCCAATATATCTTCAAACCACATTTCTTGACGTGCCTTGCGCCAACCACCTGCATCAATCATGACCTTTTCGGTCTGACCTAGAATACGCTTGCCCGCTTTCTCAAACGGAATATTTGCCCACAAGAAGGCGATTTCATTCACTTGATAATCGACCAGGTGATTGTGATCAGCATTGTGCCAATCATGGTTTTGGTTAAACAGTGTCTCATGCACCCACAGATACACTTCGCTTGCCTCGGCAAACTTGGCTGACGTGTTGAGTGGCATTGGTCGGTTCATAGGTCGTAAAACGTGTTGATATAAAAAAGACTCGCAGCCCATCGCTTAGACTGCAAGCCAAAGTAAACATTATTCCGTTGCGGGATTTCTCGCAACGAACAAAAGTCAATTACCTAGCCCTAATCAGTACGCCATAACACACGATAGCGACCTTTGGACTGGTATAAGCATCTTTTGGACTTGTCACGCCCTGTTGAGTTGCCTTGATTAAATATGTGTGTTGTCGCTGACTAAACGACTGGCAATAAAAAAGCCATCTAATCATTCGATTAGACAGCTTGTTTAGGTATTACCAGTACCAGGGTACATCTAATATTTTCATTTTAAGGATAATGCTATATGTATCTACACTTAACCGCATTATTACAGACTTTATATCATTGCTTCGGTTGAATGTCAATGATTATTTTCAAGGTATTTAACGAGCGTATCTTCTGCCATATCAACGAGCTTCTTGGCGTACTTATCACACATCTTCTTCCCATTCTTCCGATACTGTGGCAACTCCTTGGTAAGCTTCTCGGCGATACGATTGTACGAGTAATTGTACCGATATTTAAGCTTCAACATACGAAAGTCAAACTCACTATGCTGTTTAAGCCACTGCATTGCGCTATCAATCGCTAACATATCGCTATCAACTTCATAACTACTGCCACTTCTGGGGCACCCATGCTGCGGTAGTAAGCTATGCCAAAGTGATTTAAAACCAATGCCAGCGATATCACTACTGATATTCGACCACTGCCCCCAACGAGTAAGTAAAATTTTAATATCTGACTGCGTTATCACTGATTAATGCCCCGCTGTTTGCTATTCCGATTGGTTTTGTGTTTGTGCTTACGTTTAATCTTTAACTGGCGCTTGGCATAGTCATCGTTGTGTATCTCAATGACGTCTGCCATGCTTAATTTGCGCTGGTCAAACTTAAGGTAGTTTGTCATTGTGCTTACCTGCCAAATCAAACCACATCAGAAAAAGCAGGCAGCAAATGGCGTGTGCTAAGTGGTGCCTGCCGCTTTCGGGGTCAGTTTGATTATCATTGTCCCACCAAGTCATGATATGGCGTTGGGCTGCATCAAAGTAGCGGGTGCGCGCATCGTCAACGTGCTTCCAATTATCTGTTGAGTATTTCTCTGCGCCAAACTCTAAGACTTTGACCACTTCGGCTAACGTGCCTTTAGGTATCAGGCTCATGCGGGGTTTTTGGGCATCTTGTTTAACACCCTTCGCAATGGGCTTACTCAGTAATATTTTTTTGCGATCTTCAATTAATCTTTTATTGCGTTGTGTCAATTCATCAAACGCCTTATCTTCTGCCATGGTTGCAATATCCTGTTCTGTTTTCATGCACATTTCACAAACTCCTTAGATAAATAAAAACACAAGGTTCAACACGATTAAAATCACAACTGCTATCCAGTAACCAAATTTATTCATCATGATCTCACCACGGCTAAAGTTCCTTTTAGTTTGTCAACAAAAGTAAATTTTTAATTTATATTTATTTACTTTTGTTTGTTAAATTAATGAAAATAGATAAAAAGACATTACAGACGATAAACGCTAAAAAACTAAAAACCCTTTACGCATATAGAAAGTTTTAAAAACAAGGGGTTTAATGTCTGTAATGTCTGTAAATACTGTGCGGATGCCCTAAACTTTTAGAAAAATCCGCAAAAAACAACAAATAAAACCGCACTGGAAGGAATCCGTAAAAATTGCACTACTCTACTTCATCAAAATCAGAAGTGTTTTTTACAGATATTCCTTTGAAGCCTCTTAAATATTCCTTACCAATATTTTTAATTGGCTCGAATTTTGTTGATAACCTCTTAGCTAGCGCACGGCTGCTCGATATATATTTAACTTCGCCATTTGCACGCGCATAGGCTTCCCAACTTGCCCATAGCTCACGGTTTGTTGCAATCTCCCCGTTGCCAACAGTACAGCACTCAGCAACCCAATCACTTAGCAAGTCCATATCTTCTTTGTACTCGTTACGGGCGTCTTCGATGACCTTAGGCGCTTTCAAGCCTTCTTTTTGATACATCAATGCGCCCTGCACAATCCACGATAAGATGCCGCTATATTCAGCCTTAAGCTTGGCCATGCGCTCAGGGTCTTTTTTAATGGTTGGGTGATTGTCGAAATTGACCACAAACGGCACCAATACCAACCGGCGCCAAATACCGTGATCCGTGCCTTTAATAATTGGCTTGTGGTTGGTGGGCATGAATGCCGTCCACGTTGGTTTGACCTCTACCGTGGTGCGACCATACGCGGCACGCGCTGGCAGGGCCTCGCCACCTGTCATGGCTTTGACCAAGCCTTCACGCAACACGCCACCTTCATCAGGCTCAGTGATAGTGACCACACGACTACCCATCAAACGCAAAATGTCTTCACGCGGCGAGCCACTACTATTGGCAGCGGTTCCTAGGAATGTTTCGGAGTTTGCGACTTTGGCGTGATGACCAAGCACGTCGCGAATGGTATTGATAAAGGTAGATTTACCATTTGAACCATCGCCATACATGATGACAAATAGCGATTCAATAGGATTGGCTAACACGCTATAGCCAATAAGTTTTTGCATGTAGTGGATCAGCTCACCATCATTGGCGAAAATATCTTGTAGAGTTTGTTCCCACACCGGACAAGCTTCACCAGCTAGATACTCAACATCCGTGGCAACGGTAATACAATCGCTTGGGTCCGCGTCATGCAACTTGCCAGTGGTCAAATCCACCGTACCATTGCCCACACCCAATAGCATGCGGTTACTGTCTAAACGCTCAAAGCCAGTCAACACTGACGGCTCACTTCGCGCCAGGCGCACCATGTTATTAATCATCTTGGCTTCCATCGACTTTTTGATAAAGTCCATGGCGTCACCGCCCACACCGCCAATATCCTGACAATCTAAAATCAAATTATTGACTGTATCTTTGGCAAGCTGTTCAATTTCAGTTTGTGACCCTTTGCGCCAATAGTTGCCTGCCCATAGATACCACATATCAGTCTCAGCCACATAAATCATCTTGCCATCTTGCTCTTTGACCAGACGCTGAGCATTACCAAACTCCGTAAAGGCAGTGGCTTGGTATAAGTCATCAAGCCCAAAGGTAGGCTTTAAACTCATTAACTTATTCAGTGACGGTTGCGACAACGCTTTACCAGTGACTACTTTCCACTGCTCTTTGACCGCAGCTTGGACGCCAGCAACCGTGGCAAAATCGTTGATATCCAAATCTTTGCAAATGTCTTTGACAATTTGCTCAAGCTCGACAGTATCGGTGGCAGTTTTGATTTTTGCTTCATGCTCAGCAATTACTGCCTTTTTAAGTTCATGCTCCGCTTTATCATTGGCAGCTTTACCAAGTTTGATAATTGTACGAGCAGTGACCGGATTGCTACCTTTGCCAAACCCTTGCCAGCGGTGTTCAAGGTCTTCATAGCCGTTGTAGTTGGTAGCTTTGCTTGACCAATCATCCCAGATATTTAAGCCATCAACATCGCCGCCCATCTCATGGTGCAAGGCTTGACCTATTTTTATCCAAAGGTCATAGTCATCAGCGTCTAGATTCTCAAGATAATTTTTGAGCTCATCGGTTGATAATCCCACGGGCTGATCAGCGGTAAAATCGTCATTGTCTTTTTTACTTAGGCTATGGTTAGTAGGATTTACCGCTGACTTAACAGGCTCAAGCCCCGCGTCAATCATCATTTGCTCGGCAACTCGGATAATATGCTCGACTTGCTCAAGGGTAATCACAGGCAAATCGCTTGCTTGCATGACCTCAAGCCCGCCAAAGAAGTCCACCCATTCATACGGCTTTTGGGTGTCCGGGTGAATAGCATACGCAACAAACTGCTGCCCCTTGCCCAATACCTCAACTTGGTATCTATCGGCACCAAATTTACGGCTAGTCACTTTTGACCAACCCGCTTCGGCAGCGCGATAAACCAAAAGTGTTTTTGGTGCTTTGCCTACACGCTCGACGGCATAGCCCAATTCGTCTGTGCAGAAATCTGCAATACGACGTGATAAGTCTTCATCTAGCACGTCAATGTCAATGGCACATATTGGATAATCGCCAACGCCACACTTGACGCCCACGCCAGCGGTAATATCGTCTGCAGTAAATGCCTTGGAATCCCACCCTTTAATAAGTGGCGCTTTTTTTCCTTTACTAATTGGCACAATATTAAAGCCATTGGCTTCAAGTGTTTGTGCTTGCTTTCTAAAACTGGACATAGTATTATTTCCTTACTTGCTTGATTTCTAAAAATAGTTTTAGCAAATTGCCCCGATGTTCACGCATTGGGGCTTTTTGTTTTTATGCTTCGACTAACACTTGCGCATGAAGTACAAGCAGTTTCTCGCCAAAACTATATTTTGGGTCTTTGGTTACACCAATATTTACCAAGTTAACCGCAGCTTGGGTCACACCACATGCTTCACCAATTTGTGCTTGGGTCATTCCTGATTTAACTAAATCTTTCACAATTTGTTGCCAATCTACTTGTTTCATACCTACCACCTTTAAAAGTAATATATGCGATTATACAAGAATTCTTATATTTATCAAATATTTTATAGCTTTACTTATTGACTTAAAACAAGTTAACTTGTAAAGTAATTGCTATATTATTGGCAACATAGGTGATTAAAGATGAGTATCTTTATGAAAACAGTTGGCGAACGAGTTAAAGAAGAGCGTAAAAAACGTGGTTGGTCTCAAACAGATTTAGGGGTTCGTATCGGGGCTACCCAAGCAGCTATTTCAGAAATAGAGCGAGACATTCCTAAATCAAGCGGTCTTTTAATTGACATAGCGAAGGCTTTTAAAGTTGATGTTATGTATTTATCAGACGGTAAAGAGCAGATTATTAGGCAGTTACCATCGCTTGAAGATTGTGTAATCATTGGCGGCGACAAGGCAGGGCAAACACCTGACCCCAGCGAATATATTATGATACCTTGCTATGACGTACATGCTTCTTGCGGGATAGGCGTCGATGTCAATGAAGTTAACATTGTCGATGGTATGCCTTTCCCAGTGGCAATGGCTAAAGCTTATAATCTTCCGGATCCACATTATCTAGCAGTTATTCAAGCGACCGGCGATAGCATGCTAGGCACCATTGAAGATGGTCAGTTGTTGATGGTGAACACGCTTGATATAGAGCCTAAAAACTCAAAAATCTATCTTATTTGTTTAGACGGTAAGTTATTTATCAAGCGTTTAATTTACACACCTGATGGCTGGATAATGCGCTCGGACAATCCCGATAAAAATATTTATCCTGACTTTGTGCTATCACCTGAAAAATTTGACCAGTTAGACATACAAGGTAGAGTTGTTTGGCGTGGCGGCATGATGTAAAAAGCAAACATAAAAATAACCCACTTTCGAGTGGGTTTTTTATTGCCTATTTATAACTTTATAGGAAAACTTGTAATTAATTACAATTATTTTTATAAAATTATAAGAATTCTTTTGACATATTTTAAAAGTATTCTTATAATTCAAAACATCAACACGCAAACATGACGAATTTTGCGGATTTTACTCAATTTCGACTCAGACAACTAGGGCTAGTTACCCTAGACAAAATATTGTTAATCAATTATTGGCGATTTCAAGCAAGTCGCCAATGCTGGATTAACTACCCCGAGGTGCTTATGCAAAAAGCCATTGGCATCATTGCCAAACTTTTAATAGCCGCTGCTATCTGCCTAGCCTTTCTTGTCATCCCAAAATGTACCCAAGCCATCGGTGACGCGTGGGACCGACAAGACGCAGGGCAAGCAGCCTATATCAATGACCATAAACGCGAGCTGAAACACAGCCAAGCTAAGGAGTGATATGAGTCGCCCATCAGCACTGTTTTTATCGCAAATGAGTGATGCCGATTTACTCACTTATTGCGAAAACCAATTTGATGAGCTTGTCACATCAAGCACTGAAGAAGCTTTGATGATTAAGCTCCGTGATTTTGTAGATGAGAAAGGTGGATCTGTACCTTTTGAAGATGTCTCATACACCTTGACCGAAGTTCTGGCACAAATGCCAGATGAAGACTTTTTGGCAGAGGTCAAAGACGACTTACACCGCCTATCTAAGTCCAAAAGACTCACCAAAGCAGAAATCCTAGACTGGGCAAAAGAAATTGCCGAGCAACTAGACGAAGCATTACAAACCCAAGCCCATGCCGCAGAACACGCCCGTGACTGTGCCAAAGACTATTTACCAAAAAAGGAGCCTAAGCCATGAGCCTAGAAAAATACCTAGAAGCCAATACCAAAGCCGTTAATCGCTTAGCGGATTTGCTAGAACGCGCCAACATCGCCATGCCAACTGTGGCAGACATCACGCCAGCTGAACCAAAAGCAGGTGATTGGGTGCCACAAGAAGACCGTGAAGAAGTTGTCACTGTCGAACCTACTGCAGCCGCACCCGTTGAAGCTGATACTGAGCAAGACGCCAGTAACGACGATGACAATAGCGACGAGCCTGAAGCCGCAACCGCAAAAACTACTGACGAAGTAGCTACCGCACCCGTGACAGATGAGCCTGTAGCAAAACCACAGGTAAACATCAACGATGTTATTGCGGCCATGAAATCAGCATTGCCCATTGTTGGGGGCAGCGCAGTCAAAGCCATTTTAACCAAATATGGCGTGGTCAAAGTCAGTGAGCTAGACAGCCGCGATTTACCTGCAGCACTAGCCGACTTCGAACAAGCGCTGCAGGCATAGGAGGCATAAATGGCACACGCTAAATTATCGCCTTCATCCGCCCACCGCTGGCTTAACTGCCCTGCCAGTGTGATTGTGAGCGAAGGTATCACGGACAAGGGCAGTAGCTATGCACTAGAAGGCACTGCCGCCCACTTTTTGGCAAGTGAAGCCTTGCAAGGGGAATTTCCGGTGCATCAGCAGCTATACAGTCTCATTATCGTTGCCCCAAACGGCGATTGTGAGATTGTACCGCCCAGCGCCCGTATCACAGGGAGCAATCACAGAACCGTACAGATTGAACTAGACATGATCAACAACGTGAGCAATTACATTGAATATGTCCGCGGCATTGTTCGAGATACGGGAGGCACGCTGTTTGTTGAGCAGTCACTAGGCATAGGTCACTTAACAGGTGAGCCAAACGCTAAGGGCACATCAGACACCGTTATCTTGACGGATAACGAGCTGATTATCATCGACCTAAAATACGGCATGGGCGTGAAAGTCGATGCCGAAAACAATCAGCAGCTCATGCTATACGCCCTGGCAGCACTCAATGAGTATGACTTTTACGCAGACTTTACCCAAGCGCGTTTAGTCATCCACCAGCCGCGGCTTAACCATGTAAGTGAATGGACCATTAGCATTGACGACCTGCAGGCGTTTGGTGAACAGGTCAAACGAGCAGCTAATTACATTGCCACGCTCGACGTCGATAGCATCACCGATGACGACTTCTGTGTCAGCGATGATACTTGCAAGTTTTGCAAAGCCTTGCCGACTTGCCCCCAAGCTCAAAAAGAAGTGTTTGAAACGGTGGCCAATGATTTTGATGACCTAACCGATGACAGCGGCGATGAGCTTGAGAATGACCGCCTTGCCGAATGTTATAGCAAACTAGATTTTATCAAAACTTGGTGCAAAGCCATTGAGCAAGCAACCTTTGACAAACTTGCCAAAGGTGAGAACGTCGAAGGTTTCAAATTGGTAGAAGGACGCGCAGGCTCACGCAAATGGGCAGACGAATCAGAAGCTGAAAACCTAATGAAGTCGATGCGTATCAAAGTTGATTTGATGTATGACAAAAAAATCATTAGCCCAACCTCTGCCGAAAGACTTGCCAAGACTGACAAAATTGGCAGCACCCAATGGGGCAAACTGCAAGACCTAATTGTCAAACCAAACGGCAGCCCAACCATCGCCAAAGCCGATGACAAACGCCCTGCCATAGCATTAACCGTCACCGCGGACGAGTTTGACGACTTGACCGCATAACTTAAACCCTCAACCCAAAAACTTTAAACCCACTGAAAATAGGAAATTTCTTATGAAACTTCAACTTAAAAATGTTCGCTTAGCCTTTCCTGCCCTATTCACTGCTGACAGCGAGTTTGGCAAATTTGGCGCACAGTTCATCATTGGCCCAAATTCCCCCTGCATCAAAGAGATTGAAAAAGCCATTGATAAAGTGGCAAAAGACAAATGGGGTGCAAAATCTGAAACCACGCTAAAAGCGATTAAAACCGGCAACAAATGCTGCTTTTATGACGGCGATAGCAAAGCTGACTATGACGGTTTTGCCGGCAACATGGCGCTCAGCGCAACCAACAAAACGCGCCCAACCTTAGTCAACAAAGACCGCAGCCAAGTGACCGAGGCAGACGGCGTTATCTATGGCGGCTGTTACGTCAACGCGATTGTCGAGATTTGGGCACAAGACAACCAATACGGCAAACGCATTAACGCATCACTAAGCGGTGTGCAGTTTGTCAAAGACGGTGAAGCGTTTAGCGGTGGCGGTGTTGCCAGTGCAGACGACTTCGACGATATCGAAGAAGGCGCAGACGCAGAAGATTTTGTCTAATTGCCAAAAGCTAACCACCACTCCGGTGGTTAGTTTGTTTTTGGGATGGATTACTGATTTATGCCAAAAACAAACTAAGGAGGGCGCATGCCAAACATACTATACCTTGACCTCGAGACGTTTTCCAAGGAGCCCATTAAACACGGCACCTATAAATACGCCGAGAACGCTGAAATCATGCTTTTTGCGTATGCTAGAAATGACGAGCCAGCTAGGGTTATCGATTTGGTTAACCAACCCTTTATGAGAATTAACATAGACCAATTACTTGGCTGGGCAGATGTCATTGTTGCCCATAATTCCATGTTTGACCGTAGTGTTTTACGGTATAACGGTTTTGGCGACTATACAGTCCATATCGATAAATGGCAAGACACCATGGTCAAAGCCATGTCACTCTCTTTAAAAGGTGCATTGGGTGATTTGTGCGATATCTTACAGATAGACGCTGAACACGCCAAAGACAAAGACGGCAAAAAGCTTGTCCAATTGTTTTGTAAACCCCTTGGCAAAAACCGCAAACTTGACCGGGCCACCCGAGAAACGCACCCTGCCGAATGGGCAAAGTTTGTCGAATATGCGCGGCTAGACGTTGAAGCCATGCGTGCCATTGACCGCAAATTGCCTGATTGGAATTACAAAGGCGATGAGCTTGCGCTTTGGCGCCTTGACCAAACTATCAATGACCGTGGTGTATGTATCGATACCGAGCTTGTCGAAAAAGCGCTAGTCACCATTGACGCTGAGAAAATCCGACTTGCCAAGCAAGCAAGGGCAATGACCAGTGGCGCGGTAGCAAGCACCACCCAGCGCGATGAAACCTTAAAGTTTATTCTAAGTCAGTTTGGCATTGAGCTTTTAGACTTGCAAAAAAGCACCGTGGAAACTGCCCTGCTCGATGGCGCAATCCCCGATGAAGCCAAAGACCTACTGCGTAACCGCTTGTGGTCAAGCACCACATCCACCGCCAAATACAAAGCCCTTATCAACGGTGTAAACCTAGATGGCAGACTACGCGGCACCTTGCAGTTCAACGGAGCCAGTCGCACAGGGCGGTGGAGCGGTCGCACGTTTCAGCCGCAAAACCTACCGCGCCCTGCCTTAGATAATGACACCATCGAACACGGCATTGACCTTATCAAGCTTGGGCACCCTGAGTTACTCGTTGATAACCTCATGGAGCTATGCTCATCCATGATCCGCGGCTGCATCGTTGCCCCACAAGGCAAAAAGCTAGTTGTAACCGACCTTAGTAACATTGAGGGGCGCGTACAAGCATGGCTCGCAGGGGAATCTTGGAAGCTTAAAGCATTTGGTGAATATGACAACGGTACGGGGCATGACCTTTATAAGCTCGCCTACGCCAAGTCGTTTAGTATCAAGCCGCAAGACGTTGATAAGTCACAACGCCAAATCGGTAAGGTAATGGAGCTGGCGCTTGGCTACCAAGGCGGTGTAGGGGCATTTGTTGCTATGGCATTGGTGTACGGCATTGACCTAGATGAATTGGGCAATATTGTTTACCCCACCCTACCCACCCACGTCATCGAAAAATCGCAAAAGACTCATGACTGGGTTTGCAAAAACAATGGCAAGCCTGACATGCGCAAGCACACTTGGCTTGCTATTGACGGGCTCAAGGTCATGTGGCGAGAAGCACATAGCAAAATCAATCAGCTTTGGTATGACCTAGATAACGGTGTGCGTAATGCGATTAATAACAGCGGCGTGGTATATCGCGCAGGGCGTTTGGCTATCAGACGCGATGGAATGTGGCTACGCATACGTTTGCCCAGTGGGCGTTATCTTTGCTACCCAAACCCGGTCATCAAAGGCGATACCATTTTTTATAAAGGTATCAACCAATACTCACGCAAATGGCAAGCTATATCAAGTTATGGCGGCAAATTCTTTGAAAATGTTTGCCAAGCCGTTGCCCGTGACGTACTGGCAAGCAATATGCCGCTGATTGAGCAAGCAGGCTATGACATCGTGCTAACCGTGCATGACGAAGTGATTTGTGAAGCCCCCAACACAGCAGACTTTAACGCTGATCACTTAAGCCAATTACTATCAACCGTGCCGCCTTGGGCAGAGGGTTTGCCATTGTCTAGCGGCGGTTTTGAATCACTACGATATAAAAAGGATTGACCCATGAGCCTATTAGCACAACTCAACAGCACCTTGGCCATACAGCTTGCCACACTATCAAAGTCCGATGGCGATGAGCTTGAGAGCGAAATTAAACGCAGTAAAGCCATTTGTGACGTATCTAAGCAAATTATTGATAGTCATCGTGTTGTCGTTGAAGCCACAAAGCTGCAGCTAATCGCAGGCGGCGCAGTGCATATCGATGAAAACTTATTGAGCATTGGACATGGGGGCATTGGGTGATGTCACACGTCAAATACACACCTGAAATCGCCCAATTCATCATTGACAACCAAAGCGGTATCAGCCGCCAAGCGATGGCGGATTTGGTAGCGGCAAAGTTTGGCATAACAGCAACGGCAGAAGGTATCAAGACTTTTTGCTACCGTCACCGCCTTAGCAACGGCTTAGTATCGCGTTATGTAAAAGGCAATGTGCCGATCCACAAAGGTAAAAAAGGCTTTTTCAAAAACTATAAACCCAACAAAAGCAGTTTTTCAGCGGATAACCGCCCCTACAACGAACAACCCGTAGGCTATGAATATGTGTCTAGTAGCGGCTACATCGTAGTAAAGACAGGTCACAGACAGTATGTGCAAAAACAGCGGCTTGTTTGGCAACAGCACAAAGGCGACATTCCTAAGGGGCACTGTGTCAAGTTTTTGGATAACAACAAACAGAACTGTGACATTGACAATCTAATCTTAGTGCCAAATGCCATCATGCCCCGCCTTGCTGAGTGCAATATGTCAGATGACCCAGAATTTAATAAAACCATAATTTTAACGGAGATGTTAAGCCATGCAGCGAGAAAAAGACATCGAAACCTATCTAGTTAAACAAGCCGAAGCCCTAGGGGCTTTGGTGCGTAAAACTACATGGGTGGGAATAAATCACTGCCCAGACCGCCTTATCATGCTACCAAACATCACTGTATGGGTAGAAGTCAAAGCGCCAAACCAAACGCCACGGGCAGGACAGCAACGAGAACACGACCGTATGCGTAAGCATGGGCAAATCATCCACGTTGTTGATAGCAAAGAATCAGTTGACAACTTGATAAAAACATTAGGACGTGAATTATGAAACTAACCCATGATACGCCAGCTACTAAAAAAGAAGCTTATGACCTTATCACTGCGCTAAAACTTGGGGCAGAATTAAGCGAAGCAGAAATAGACAGCCTTTTACTATATTTTTGCCCTGCTCATCCAAAGAAAGTAAAAACTGCTATGGAGTGGGTAGCAAAAGCAGCAGCAGTTAACGATGTTAGAAAGCATTTGCTATATATTCATGTATCGAATGGTTTTGCCACTGCTTCAGATGGAGCCAGAATACATAAAGCGAAAGTCGATTTAGCAGACGGCTATTATTGCCCGAAAACGCTACTACCCACCAAATGCGATTTAAGATATATACCAGATAGTGCCATTGATAATTTGCTTGATATTAGTCGTTTTGATTGTGAAAGCGTGATGCTATCTGAAACCGCAACAGGCACACAGGTTTATGATAAAAAAATAACCAAATACTATGAGATAGCATACGGTTTGCGTTTTAACTGCGGGTATGTGCAAGATGCCTGCAACGGTGACAATCTCAAACTGACCTATGCCAATAACCCGACCATATCGGCACATAATTTGATTGTCGGTGAATCGCAATTCGGTAAATTTTGTATTAAGGGGCTAAATCTATGACCCCACGCCAATTCACCCCGCGCCCCTACCAAACCCTTGCCCTAGAATTTATGCTCCAAAACCCACGCAATGCGCTGTGGGCATCTATGGGCATGGGCAAAACGTCAACAACACTTACCTACCTTGATTGGCTCAACATGATTGAGCCGACCAAAACCCTAGTCATTGCTCCAAAGCGCGTAGCCGCGTCAACATGGGTCGATGAAGCCGAAAAATGGCAACACCTAGATAACATCAAAGTATCGCCCATCATCGGCACGCAAGACCAACGTATTGGTGCACTAAAAGCAGACGCCAATGTCTTTACCATCAACTACGAAAACCTCCCTTGGCTCATTGAAAAAATGGGCAAGGATTTTAACTTTGACACCATTGTTGCTGACGAATCAACACGGCTAAAAAGCTACCGAGGACGCAGCGGCGGCAAACGTGCCAAGGCGCTGTCAACGGTCGCCCACACCAAAGCCAAGCGCTTTATCGAGCTGACCGGTACGCCAAGCCCAAACGGCTTGATTGACCTGTGGGGGCAAATTTACTTTTTAGACGCGGGCGAACGGCTGGGACGCAGCTACACCGCTTTTTTAGATCGTTGGTTTAAATCAATCTCAATTGGCGGTAATCAGTTTGCCAAACGCTACGAGCCGCAAGAATACGCGCAACTGCAAATACAATGTGCGCTACGCGATATCTGCCTGACGCTTGACGCTAAAGATTATTTTGACTTGGGCGATACATTGAATTTTACCGTTGAAGTTGAGTTGCCCAGTAAAGCTCGTGAGCTGTACGACAAGATGGAAAAGGAAATGTTTTTTGAGATTGCCACTCTTGGTCAAAAGCATGAAGTTGAAGCCATGAACGCTGCAAGCCGAACGGTTAAATGCTTACAGCTTGCCAACGGGGCAATTTATACCGACAGCCAAGGCAGTTGGCAAGAAGTGCATGACTTAAAGCTGCAAGCCCTAGAATCCATCGTCAATGAAAGTGGCGGTATGCCTGTACTGGTTGCCTATCATTTTAAATCTGACCTTGAGCGCCTGCTTAAAGCCTTTCCACAGGGGCGTGAGTTAGACGACAATCCGCAGACAATCCGCGACTGGAACCAAGGCAAAATACCCGTGCTTTTTGCTCACCCAGCAAGCGCAGGGCATGGACTAAATCTACAAGACGGCGGCAACATCCTAGCGTTTTTTGGCCATTGGTGGAATCTAGAGGAGTATCAGCAAATCATTGAGCGTATCGGAGCGACTCGCCAGAAGCAAGCCGGCTATGATCGTCCCGTCTTTATCTACCACATTGTAGTTAAAGACACTGTGGACGAAATCATCATGCTACGCCGCGAATCCAAGCGTGAAGTGCAAGACTTACTACTTGAAGCAATGAAAAGGAGAAACAAATGACACAACTCATATCAAACGTGCTAATGCAGCCGAAACCGGACGCGGTTGAGCGTCCTCTAACGCTGATTGAGAAGTTAGAGCAGAAAGAAAGCGAAGTATCACAAATGATGCAAGCTGATGACGCACCTTTTCCATATCACTACATGGCTGGGAAACTTAATGCCTTCCGCGAGATTGTCAACATCGTCAAGCAGCATAGCGATTGGATATTAGCCGATGAGAGATTGCCAGACAAAGACGGCAAATATTTAGTTTATTGCGTGGGTAATATGGAACTTACAAAGGATAGAGAAGAATTATCTATCATGAGATTTAACCAAAAAACAAAAGGTGGTTGGTTTGCCTTAAGTCCTTTGTTTAAAGTTATTTACTGGCAACCAATTCAACCACCAATCGAGGTGCAAGATGACTAAAACCACGATAACTAGCAAAGAATTTCAAGGTTTGATTATTTATTCCGCGCGTTATGTTATAGGTCGCGTGACTTACGCACCGCACGAAGTTGGGGATATCATCAAAAAGCATTTAGACAAAGTAGAAAATGGCACGTTAGACGTTTTAATCAATGATATTGAGTATCAATCACAGTTTGATTGGGGGTTGGGTGCAGATTGCGATAAAAAAATGTGGCTTGCCCTGCTAGATGCTTTAAAAAATGAACGTGATAGACGGGAGTCGGAGATATGAAATTAGAAAATATATACATGGAACAAAAAGCGAAAGCTGAACTTGTGAAAGTATGGGCGGATATTCGCATGGAGTTAGTTTTGTTATTACTCTCAAGAGTTGTGCCAAAGGAAGAATTACAATCAGAGTTAAATTTTGCGGTTGAGTATTTTATGTCGTTACAAAAAGGCGTAGACAAAGATAGCAAAGAATTTACTCAAAAAGTCGCCCAAGGCGTTAAAAACGAATTGATGGGGCGAATTGATGGGCTTTATGGCGGTCAGAAGCATGAGAAAAAATTTACGTTTGAATTACCAGTCGAGCGTTTTGCGATTGATAGGGAGTGAGTGATGATTACATGGGTAAATATGACAGACTTTGCAAAGGCTTTAGGCGTCTGTAAAAATACTTTCAAAAAGTATTACTTAGACCTTATCCCACCGCAAAGACAGAACGGCAATCGTGTCTATTGGACACAAGAAACCGTTACTAAGACAGTGGAACAGGTTAAAGCTGGGGAACTTGTAGCATAACACACAAATCACACACAGTTAAAAGACATTGAATGATTATTTATATTTATCAATGGCTTATAACTTATAATCAGAGTCCGCCATCTCCACCATATAAATACTTAAAGGTCAATAACTTAGGTTATTGACCTTTTTGTTTGACAGGATTTTGACAGGTTTAAGCCGCGCACGGCAAGCCAAAATGCTCAGCGATAACATCCGCTAGCTCACGCGCAACCAACCATTTTTTGCTTTGATAGATTGACAATTCTTTCGGATTGCTGATAAAAAACAGCTCCAAGATAATGCCGCCGCCGCTGACATACGCCAGGCGCGTATGTTGTCCGCTGGATTGGTCTTTCCATCCGCCTGCCGCACCGCGGACGGGAATGCCCATCACATCACTGATTGCCGCGCATAGCTTTTGACAGATTGCCTTGTCTTTGGTCTGTGCCAGTGCCTCGACACCGCCCGCTTGACTGGTTGATGCGGCATTGCAATGTATCTCAATCGCCAAGTCGCTGCCGGGGATTAATCGCAGCGCTTGTCGCAAAGATTGGTTATCGTTGCCATCGCCATCGGTACGTACCTTGAGTCCAGCGCGCTCAAGATAGAGTTTAAGCATGTTGCGCATATCTGTTGCGATATACGCCTCTGTGATGTTGCCATTGACTGCGCCTGGGTCACCGCCGCCGTGACCCGCTGTGATTGTTACTGTTTTTGTCATACTTTATCCTTATAAAATAAAACCGCCTTAATTGGCGGTGTGGTTTTTGATAATGATGTTGATCGTAACGATGAGTATCAAACATCGCACAATTACTGTCCAAACCACTGGCTCAAAACCAGTGAAGTCCGCAAGGGCAAGCAGTAGATAAATTGCAACAAATAAAACAAAGTTAAGCACATTGATGCGCGTTGCAGTGCAAACTTTGTGTGATAGCAGTGCGTAAGTGCAAATAACTAACCCTACATATGGTACGGCATCATTGATAAAGTCAATCATTTAGTACCTCCCAAAAAAGCAGCAATGCTTTTAAACTTACTGATTAAAAACTGCTTAACCGTGTCTTTAACCGCATCTAACAACTCTTTATCGCCGAGCAGCTCAAAGATTAAATGCAGTAAAATTGTGCCAGCT